GAAGTTCTGAAGCCAACCAAGCGACGAATTATATTCTGTTGAAGACCAATACCAGTTAGCCTGAAAAGCCTCTGCTGCACCTTCTTTAAACAAAGCAATAGAAGTTTGAGCCGGATTGCCCGAAGTGTAATTTCCTTGTGGGGGAACACTGCTACTATTAGCGCCATAGCTTGTGTTGTTCGCCTGCGTAGTTGGCTTGAAATTTCTATACAGGATTTCAAGCTCATCCTTGGCAGGCAGATACCAATCGCTATAACCGCCAATAGTGAGACTACGACAAAAGTTAGCTGCTGGATGATTGGAAGCTCCTGCTGCCATCATTGCATTTGTATTTGTCACACCATCGTTAACACTTGATGTTCCTGTAGTGGTTGTTTGGGAAGTTTTCCAAGTTAATGTACCTGGGGCTTCGCCACCAAGAGATTTAGGAGCAACAACAAGAGCATAATCTTGTGTCCCTACTCTAATTCTCCCTGCATAATATCCACCACCAAAAGGCCCACCCGGAACATAAGGAACAAAAGTAGATGATGTAGTGAATGTAAGTTTTTCGCTGAACATACTGCTTCCGAAACCCCCGATATGTTGCACTTCAATTGTGTACTGTGTACTTGTAGACAAAACGCCCATTGGCACTGTCACTGAAGTTCTATTACTACTGCTATTGTTTAGTTGCCAAACAACAGAATCATCAGCCGCAAGACGTATCACCCAAGTAGACGCAACGTGAGTGTCACTTCCAGCGGGAGTTACACTAAAAGCTGAAGAATTAAATGTTGGGTTTTCGTTGACATCTACATTACTTCCAACAATACTCACTGTAGGTTGATTGATTTGTTGATTGGTAGTAGCAAAGGTAATTGTGTTTGAATATGCACTAACACCAAGAACATTGCCTTCGTATCTCACTCTTGCATATAGTTGAGTGTTACGAGGAAGGTTACTTGCTGAAAATACAGACATATTCCCGCTAGTGACAATACCCCCATCAACAATATCTGAAAATCCTGCATCTCTTGCAATCTGCCATTGTGAATTCAATTGCGTATCAATTCCTGCTGGAATCGTGGCAAAAGAAGTGGCTTGTAAGGTCACAGAAGTTGGAATATTCGTTGCACCGTTAATTGGTGAAATGATGGATGGAGTTGCTACTGCTGAAGCACCAATCGCCACTTGGAAGATTCGAGTGCTTGTATTTCTACGTACAGTCATTACTACGCTGCCCGTTGCACCGCCTGGAACAGAAAGAGTAATCACTTCGTCTGCAATGCTTGCAGTGCCAATATTTACTGAAACAGAATATGTACTGAAGTCGTCATAATCCGTAATGGTGTAAGTGTTGTTTGTTCCTGCCACTACGTTTGTAGGGCCAATCAAACTAACTGCTTCGCCGGAGCCACCATCTGAAGCGCGTAGTTCACTAATTCTAATAGTTGCCATTATTTGTATCTCCTTTTACGATGTCTGCCAGTGCGTGTTGTTCCACACAATATTCAATTCATCGTGAATATCAAAAATCACTGCATCCATCAAACCGCTAAAAGTGGAGATTTGACCACCACCTTCTACAATCACAGTGACTTCTGCACCCGGAGCCTTGTTGATAATCACACTATCCCCGCCAAGGGCCGATGCAGGAAGCGAGAGCGTCACTGAGGCCATAGCGTAATAGCGTGTATTCACTTGAACGTCGAAGTTTGAAGAGATAAGCGTGTAGCCGTTAAACACCTTCATGCCGCTAGGGTCATCAGATGAAACAAAGGCCACCATCCAAGTGTTCTCATCTCCTACCGGGTCGGTGTTAATGTTATCTACTAACGCCTTATAAATTTTCCCATCTCTGCCTTGCACATAACTCTTCATCCCAAGGTATTGAGTGAATGCATCCCACACAGCTACACCGTGTTGGTTAATGTGCGCGAGGGCTGTATCTTGCCGGTTTGTAATCCAGTTTTCATGCTGCATTGTGGGGATTTCTACAATCCACCCACGCTGAATTTTTTCATCAGCAGGCTTAATCCTTTCTCCATTCGCAGCCCAAATGGAGTTAAGGGTAGTTGGCTTCGAGATTTCAGCCATTATGTTCTCCCATTCTTATAAAATTATAGATTCTGCAAGTAAAAACAAATTATCTAATTGTTCTTCTGACATGCCTAGCGATACAGCAGCTTGGGACAAGAAAGGACTATCTCTTCGCCACTCTGTAGTGTCATTGAAAGCAATTAACGCTAAAATTTTGTCTGTGCTTTCCAAAGAATTTATATAGGCTTCAACTGCATCAAGATAGCCCGCATGCAATAGTGCAGCTTTACCTTGTGCTTTAGAAACCGTTTCAGGCACCACAACAGGAATATCTTCAAAAACAGGAGTAGCTTTAGCAATATCACCTTCTATTTCATAGGTGTAATGTGCCACTCTTTTTCCTGATGGAATTTCCACCTCTGTAAACACTACACGGTAAATTCCAATTGAAGCTAACTGTGTGTCCTGCCACTCATTAAATACCCTGTCCGGGTATTGGATGCCGTTATACACCCACCCACTAGGGTAGATAGGTGTTCCGGCTGAATTAACAAATACGCTCATACGACTCTCCGTTATTAACTCGCAACTTTATTGGCAGAAGCTAATATTTCTGTACCGCTCAATACCTTGTAAGAAATCACCCACATCTCCCCGCTTTCACCAATATCGGGAACTGAGCCTAAGAATTTCCAATTAGGGTTCCAACTCACTGCTCCATTTGCTGTCATTCGGATAACGATATCTCCTGTCTTTCCTACGTCTGCATTGCTTGGAGAAGCCATCGTTACACTTCCACTCACTGTAAGATCATGATTCAAAGAACTATCCAAATCTAGGGTAACTGTGCCAGAAGGCGAAGCTGTTGCCCACGAAATTACATTGAAATATGAAGAGGGAGTAACAAACACTGACGAAGAAGAGCCTTGTAATACGTTCTCTTTCGTAGCCGAAGTAGGAGAATAATTACCTGCTTTAGCTGTGGAAGCTGTAGTTCCGATCTGAAGATCAGAAGTACCTGCCCCAATAGCGTCTCTAGCTTCTTGTTGCGTAGCACCTACAGCCATAACAGCAGGCTTATTTGCAACGTCTGCCCAATTACCTGAAGTGGCGACAGGAGCTAAAGACGAAGATAAAGCATATCCCGCAGTAGAGTGATTTCCCCACCCGTATGCCGTGTCCCATTGCCCTTGTTTGGTTGTTGTGGGAATTGCATAACCACTTGCATAACTAACAGTGATAGTCCCTGAATTAGTGATTGGGCCACCAGCTACTTGCAGTCCCGTAGGAACGGCAACGTTAATTGAAGTGACAGTACCTGTATTTGCTGTAGCACCTGTGGCAATACCCGCAAGTTTGCTTTTCTCAGTCGTAGTGAAGTCTTCGGTTGATAATCCTTTTCCAGCTACAATATCAACTTTGCTATTTAAAGCTGCCTGTGTATCTGTACTGATTGGCTTGTCGGCATCGCTGGTGTTATCTACCAAATTTAAACCAAGATTATATTTAGCTTGGGCAACATCTGTAAGGTCTGCTAGATTCTCTTCAGCAATCAAAAAGCCTTCTAAGCCTTCTGTCACTTCTTGTTCTACGCCATCAATTCTGTTTTTTAAGTGCCTAGTTCGATCTGCTAGAATGGCAATAGGCACATTATAAAAGCCATCTACAAACTGATCTTGTTCCCAAACAGGTTGACCGCCTAAAACAGGGGTACTCGTGTCTGGAATCAATACTTCTTCTTCCCACAAGGGCTTATCTACATATTTTGCCATCTTACCTACCTATCAGTAATGTTATCGTGATACGAAGCCCATTTGCCCCCAAACACCTTTCCGTCTCCGGGCGTAATATCCACTTCTCTTTCAATGATCGTGCAAACTTGAGGAATCACTTCTCTTCCAATCACTCTATTCCAATTCCCGCCATCAACCACGTCGCCTATTGGAGAATACGTGCCAAAGCCTGTAGCTCCTTCTACACCATCAAAGGCAAACATAGCTTCAAACTTGCATTCGTATTGTGGGCTTGGGTCGTATGGGTTGCCATTAACATCTAATAGCATCGTCAAGGAAGGAACTACACTTCCATCTCCAACAAAAGTTCCGTTAAAGAAGTGAGTGTATGTAAAAGCGCCATATCCCTTTACATTAGGAACACCTTGAAATCCAAAGAATTGCTCATAATCAAAGCTGCCGTATACCATTCCCACACCTATTGGTTTGGGTAATAGAATGCTTTCATAGCTAGCAGTAGTGTTTATGTAACGAAGCAGGGCCACTTCTTCTCTTGTCAAGTTTCGACCAATCATGAGCCTAAACTTCGCTGCCCCTTCTTCCACAATATTACTTCCGTTCGTATTAAATACGAAGTTGGAAAAAGTCATTATGTCTTCAGGCGTAGCCCTTGTAACGTTCTTTGCAATTTTTGCTTTAATCAGAAGTCTATATAGATCATCTGTAAGAGTGATATTCCCTATCCTAGAAGCTCTACCATCCCACCAAGCACTACCTACAGCCGGGTCATAAAGATTCCCGTAGCTGTCTGCTTGCCACTCTCCTTCAAAGCCGAAAAAGGTAAGTAGGTCTGCATCTATCAAAGTGCGAGGTTGTCCAACAATGTCTCCAAGAATATCTAGTTGAATGCCCTCTGCGGTGTTTAGACTTCTCTTCTCCATCAAGTCTTTTAAGACCATCTGCAATTCAACACTATCAGCTACTAATAGCTGTAGGTATTTATCGAATACCGGAGCACCAATAAATTGTTCTGTTACCCTTCCTCTCGCTTCTTCTAGGTAGTGTGTAAGGTTGAATTCATTTTGCATAACTCACTCCTTACGTAATACTGATGTTGGTAATAGGAAGAATAATTCTTTGATTTAAATTAGCAATAATATTGGATGAAAACCAATTGTCGCCATCTAAGGACACTTCGAGAGAATCTACTTGATGTCCAGTCACAGTGTTAATAGGCGTATATAACCTACTAAATACAAGGTCTTGTCCAATTACAAGAGTGTCAACATATTCACTCACTGCTTGTTTAATACTGTCATCGCCGTTAGGTGGATAAGTAGCAAACCTAGTGAGGGTCATTCTCACGTAAATTTCAATCTCTTCTGGTCTAGAAAATCTAATTGTCCTTACATAGCCAAAAGCATCCAAGATATCTATTGAAGTGGAACCTACAGAAAGAATACCTGTTGGCCTATTAAGCCAAATAGCTCTAGCTACTTCTGTCTCCAAACCACCATCAATAATCACGTGGAACGAGTGAGGAGGTAAACCATTCTCATCCGTTAAGTCTGTGTCATTCTCGTATATTGCAATACTATTAACACCAGTGATGCCATACAGTGCGCTATATAGAGATTCAATGATATTGGTAGCTCTTTGGAACTTTGTCTCACGGAATCTATTTCTAAGCTCGGAATCTGTTTCTCTTGATCTTCCTACAACGGCAGGGAGTGGATTGGTGATTGCATCCCATCCAAACACCGGAGTAGCAATTGTATTGATCGTATCTGCTGGCTGTTCAAAACCACCTGTCTCTTGAGCTACAACTCTGCCTACAGCCAATACTTTTTCGATTTGCATGTTGCCCGAAGTGAAGAATTCCAGTAGTTGAAATTCTGCTTCACCTTCAATGTACAACTTACCTTCTACTTCATACCCTTTAATCGCAGAGTGGTTATCTTCAATGTCTTCTATTAACCCTTCTACAATTTCACTTGTATTGGGGGTAGGGCCAGTTGTATAACGAATGGGGAGATATGCCCCTTCTGAAGTGTGTCTGTAAAATACGGTGTATTCTTGATTTGGGACAATGCTTGTAATCCCAATTCCAACTCCATGACAACTCTCAGGTGTTAATAGGATATCTTCCGTTGTTTCATACAACTGAGAAGTTGTGCTACTTCGAGCCACACTCCCTATAGGAATAGTAATTCCACTGTTCCCTGTCACAATTACATCTGCTACAGTAGAACTATCGGGAAAGCGTGAGATACCGCCAATAGCTACTAAATTATCTAAAGCCACACCTGTTGCACTGTTAGGGTCAAAAGCCAAATACACTTGTTGTACTGCTTCCCATAAATCAGCAATGGCTGGACTTTTTAGACCAATTAACCTACCAATTGTGGTACTGTCAGAAGTATCTACAATATCGCCAGGAGGAACGAGGTCTTGAAAAATTACTTGTGCTCGTGCTTTAGAATCAGAAATGACTTCGTGAAGCCTCTTTACTGTGAGGCCATGTTCTGTTAATCCTGCCATTTATCCCTCTCGTTTAGATTGTTTAAATAGTAATGACAGACGAAACGTTTCCATCCTCTGCCTTTACTGTAAACCTACAAGAGTAAACACGAGAAGGGCCATCAAACGTAGACTGAAAAGACACGATCTGTTTAACCCCTTTCTCCATCATAATCTGTTCCTGAATGATTATGTCCACTGTAGATTTTCTTATCTTTTTTCCTAAAATTCTTTCTAAGTAGGGAACGCCATATTCCACGTTTAAAAACCATTCTTGAAAGAGAGTTTTTAGTCGTATGTATAATCTTTGTGTAACAACATCAACTAAATCTGATGTCGTAGGGCAAGCCCCATTGTCAAAGATCATATCGTATGTCCCTGTCGTATAATCTCTATGAATAAGCAAGTCCATACTCTTTCCTTTAATTGATTGGGCCGTCAGTTGGGCCACCACCGTCATTCTCTGGATGCCTATGGGATTCCATTGCAATACCATTAAGAACAAAGCTCCCATTTTGAGAGAGGCTTGCAGTCATCGTGGCACTATCTGTTGCAGAGATTGCATATGTACCAGTACCTACAACAAAACTTCCACTATTAAACGAAACACTACTTGCATTCACCGAGAAGTCGCTTGTATTGACCGAAGTAGAACTGTCTGCATTAATTTCTGCATCTTGACAGTTCACTGTAACTTTGGTAGGAGAATTGATTATCACATCTCCATTAGGCTTTAACCTTATTTCTACCTCACTACCACTACCAATGTTATGAACCAACACAACATCACTAGGACTATGGCTATGTGTTCTTTTACTTGCTTGGTTAGGAGACGTTTGAAAAGGATAAATTGGACTTGCAATACAATCCCTAGGGTCAAATGTACGCATGTCAATAGGGGCATCGGAGTGTCCCGCCCCTCTCTTCCACACTTCCAACCCCCGCATGGAAAATTCTAGCCACACTGGTTGCCCAACAGAGACAGGATAAGTGAGGCCACCTTGTAAACTAACGGGCTGTTTCAAAGGAACATTCAAAATAGGAGGCCGCTGTGTGCTTGCCTCTCCGTCTTGTGTACGGACGTTAATAGTGGGCTGAACATCAACACACAACTGGCCTAAATCCTTCACTGCTACGATAATGCCCGGAATATTCGTATAGACATTAGAAAGAGCGTAATCGCTAGATGCCGTTAAAACTTCATGTAATGAAGGTATTTGTGCCACTTCTCTCTCCTTTTAATCTATTTTCTCAGTGCAGGTGAGAGTGGAATACCAAGAGTTACCTCTTAAATCCCCATCGTGTCTCACTTCATCTACTTTGTAATATCCTGTTAAATCTTCAAAATCCAACTTAATGATACTTCCTGCAATGATCGTTGGATTCAAAAGAATCTTGAGTTTTAACGTATTTTTAGTTGCCTTAGTTTTACTTCCCTTTTTTCTCATTCGCTTAGAGTCAGGGCTAAGAAACTCAGGCCGTTCAATCAGTCCCGACATTTGCCCAATAAGAGGAACACTCTCTTTATTGTCAGAAAAAGTACCATCAATGTCGGACACATACAATACGCCACTATCAATCTGCCATTCCAAGTTGTAGTCTTTAGAAAGCTTATCTAAGTTTTGTCTTGGACTCCCCGATAATGGGTATCCATCGGGCAGTTGCTTCTTCACTGCCTCTCCGTTCATTTCTTGTCTGGTAACAGCAGGAATGTCTTTTACGATAGCCTGAATAACATCTCTTACCGTCTTACCTGCGGGAACAATACTACTCACTGTCGTATTGTTTAAGTCTGAGAATAATTCGTCTATTTCCAAGCGTGTGATAAGGTCGGTGTTTTGTCGTCTGGTGAAGAAAGCCTTAATGTCTTTCTTAGTATTAATGATACCAACTACTTCGCCAGAAAACAACTCAACTAACTCTGTATCGTAATACCCCACCTTCAAAGAAACACGAACATAATCTTCTTCTAAAGCTCTACGTCTTTCTTCTGTAAGGTTAAAGATTTCAACACGTGCTTTATTCTTCTTGTCTTTGTTGTTGCTTGTCTTTGTAACAGAGAATCTTATTTGAAGGTTTTTAATTTCCACTGCACCTTCTTCATTCCCTACCACTAAAGAATATACTCTATCCTTTTGCAGTATCATTTTATCCCTCGTAGAAATAGAATAACTGATAATACTCAGACAATTGATAGGGATTGGCTACTGTATGGTTTTGTTTCTTACCAATAGGATGCAGCCAGAAGAATCCTTCTAACTCTGTTGCATAATCAAAGAAGATTGGATATTCAGGCACTACCGCTTCCCCTAAAATAATCGGGTCGCCGTTAGCGTAGCGAATATCCATAATCCACTGTTGCATCCTCTCGTTGTAATAGAACCGTAATTTATAAGCCACTCTTTCCAAAGAAATAAAGTAGTTATAGTCAGGGTCAGGATAGAGAGGAATAGGTACATACATTTCTTCCACACTATTCTCCTTTAATTAGTTGCACGGCCTACATTGCTCATTACGTCAGGGCGGGGAGATTGACTCGTAGAAGAAGGAGTTGAAGGTACATTCCCTTTCTCCTTAGTGGGAGTAGTTGCTCTTTGTGTCGGAGTATTGTTTTGTGGATTAGGAGCATCAGCACTCTCTAACGATACAAACCTCACTTGTTCCAATTCCATATTAAACACAAGGGCATCTCCATTTTCTACAGACTCTTCTGAAGAAAACTTAACGACGATTAAATCCTGCATCACAGGAAAAGGAAAACCTCCAAATACATCAAAAAGAGTGATGGGGGTCATTCTATTCACCCATTTCCCTTTTTGCGTATCGTAATACAAACCATTCATGAGTTCTTTCATGAGTTGGTCAATCGTATCTTTATGGTCTGTTCTTTCTGATTGGTCTACTGAAACAGAAGGATTTACCTGAGGAAGAAATTGTGTAACCACCCCAGGTAAAAACTGTCTAAGCTTTCCCCCCAAACCTCCAACACTTACCGCTGAAGGTTGATCGTTATTGTTAATTACAGGGTCGCCATCTAGTATTAGCTGCGATGGAATGTTAGAAAAATCTACACTAGAAATAACCCCTGCAATCTGAATCTTAGGGTTATTTGAAATATAGTGGTCAGAGACAGACGCGCCTGCTTCTATAGGGTGATCTGTAACCCTGCCACTGTAGTTTTTCTTATATTCCGTTACAGCATCAAAGTAGATAGCTCCTGAAACAGAAGTAGTATCTGTCAAGTCTCCAAATTTAATTGCTAAAGCCATAATGCACTCCTATTTAGGGACTTGTGGATATTGAGTGATTGTCTGTCCAATCTCTTCCTCGATAACACTCTTGATAGCTTCACTAAGATCAACATCAGGTGTGAGATTTTCTACTTCACCTTCCACTCTGACAGTACCCTTAATGTTAATATCTACTGAACGATGTTGAGAGGCAGAAGATTCTCCCATTGGAGTGTTCTCAGGTACATTCCCCCAACCATCTCTAAACCAAGGATTGTTTAATATCCATTTCACTAGACCGCTAGTTACCCCTGAAGCTGCTTCGTCAGGAGACGGCATTTGTCCAACACCTAGATCAGATTGAGAGAGAATATCGCTAGATAAGATGGAAGAAACAGCGCCGCTAGTTACCCTATCTTTCGGAACATCGAAGGAAGAGCCAGGAGGGTTGTCCACTATGTCTTGAACAATGCGGCTTCTATTTGACCTACCTGCAAAATTATCTACGGTTGCCTTTGTAACCATAGTCATGAGGTCTGACATAGGTAGGTTAAAGTAGTCGCCTCTTGCAGATTGCAGTTGACCAAAAATATCGTCTTCTAAAAGTCTTTGTTCGACTAAAGACAAGCCTTCTCTTTGTGCGGCTTCGCCCGCTTGTTTCCTTGCTTCTTGACGGTCAACACCTATTAATTGAGAAGCATAAGCTCCCTTTAAATTGCCTGTAGCCAAATTAGCGTACACTGCCCCGTAGTCTTGCATGTAATACAAAACTTGAAGCATAACTTTTCCTAAGGCTTCAAACTCTTTTTTGGTTGATTCTAGGCTGATAAGCTTGAAAGAAAAACCTGCTTGGTCAACACTTTCTTTCAACCTGTCAATGGTCTTTTGAATTTCGTATATGATTAAAGGAATGTCTGTGGCGTTAACATCCCCAAACAAAGCATTCATGAAGTTATTTTCATGTGCTTTGCCCGTTAACCATTCCAGAGTTTCTTTTGGGACTAGCAACGCCGCCGCCACTAGATGTCCAGCGCGTCTAAAAGCGTCACCTAGTAAGTCTGCCATTGGGATAGAAGCTTCTACAGATTGTGTAAAAGCATCAAATATAGAAGTTAAGCCTTCTGTAGCCCCCGCTGCCATAAATCTCTTCAACCAATCTTCATTCTTTTTTGCAGCTTTTCTTCTATGATATTCAACTGTCTGGTAGAAATCTTCAATGAATGGCTGTGCTCTTTTACCTAAGGCTTCAAAGAACATTGGAAGATACTTAATAGCATCAAGTTCTCCCATTTCCATCATTTTATCTAGCTTGGCTCTATCCCCACCTGCTGCAACTTCGGCCATAATAGTGATGGCTTCAGGCATGCCTTGTTCAGCTAATTGTTGTCGAAGCTCTTCTGATTGGATTCTTCCTTTAGAAACCATTTGGGAAATTGCCCGAATAGAACCTTTAAGCTGCTCTTCATTCAGCCCCATAACAGAAGCATAATCCATAAAGTCACTGAAACCTTGCGGTAATGCGGGTTCTAAGCTAGTACCTCTCGCACCTGCATACATTTGGGCATAGAACGGGGTGAGTGATGCTGTACGAATACCTAATCTATCACCCAACTGGTTTATATATTGTTCTTGTCTTGCAGCTTCTTCCCTATCTTGGATAGCTGCCCTCATCATGATAGCTTGACCTTCCAATTCCGTAGAACGGTTGGTCAGGGCATTTAACCCGTAGGCACCGGCTACAAATGGCAGGGAGTACATTCCATATCTAAGAAAAGCCCCCGCACCGCCACCTATCATCATAGGGTTGTGCCAAGGATTTTGATTTCTAGGATTTCTAGTGGTGACTCTATCTCCACCCGCTGCCCCGCCTTGCGTTCTTCGTGTCTGTCTTACAGTGGGGTTAATACGAGGATTAATAGTTGGAGATACAACAAGCTGATTGATGGATTGTCTAATTTGATTTCTCATTTCCGTCAAGGAAGCTTGAGAAAACAATGCTCCTACTCTAATTCTTGTCGTTCGGCCACTTACATTAAGAGCATTATTGATTGCGGCAACTAAGGCTCTTTTAGAAACAGAAAAATTTGACAAACGAATACTAGAAGCAGGGCTATTACTTGTAGCCCGTAAAGCTGCGTTCATGGCACGAAGGAGAGAAGAGCGAGAAACTTGAAAATCTCGTACCTGCACTCCTCGTAAAGTGAATGAAGCTCCTGCAAGTTGTGCGGCATTAGCCGACCCGAACGCAGAACTAATTGACCGCCTCATTTCGGCCCGATTAACTTTTACTGCACCCACCGTAACGTTGTTCAAACGAATGTTTGCACCACCAACGGCGTTGTTTATCGCGGCCCTTAAATTTTTTGAATTAACAGAAAAATTGTTAATACGAAGAGAGATATCTTTGGAAACAACAGCTTTCTTCTGGAAAGCTTCCATCTTCTTCTGGATAGTGTCTAAATAGGTCTGAACTTGAGTGAGGGAATTTCTATCAATCCCCACACCCACCTGAGCATAATAGGAAGCAATAGCTGTCATTTATTTCCTCCTACCATTTCGCTTTTCTTGTTGTTTCATTCTGTGAGCCTCATCTTCTCTTATGGTCATTTGGGCGTCAATCATTTCTAACATATCTAGAAACGTTTTAATCGAATACTTGCCTGTACGAAAACTATGAAGCGTATCAATAGGAGAAGAAGAAGCCATTACCACTCTCATCACTCTCCAATCCCCTGAAAACTGTTGCAGCATCTTTCGATATTCAGGGGTATGAGCGACAGGAGCGCCTTCTGGCGATACCTCAGCTTCTTTTACTCTGAAGTATCGCTTTGCCCGTTTGGGACGCCATCAGCCCCCACTTCTCCGAAGTTAAACTCTAGAATCTTTGCAAAAAGTTCATTCAACTCTTTATAGTTCCGAGAGAAATGTTTATCAAACCACTTCTCGTTAACAGCTTTGTTGTTGTACGTTACACTTGCCAACACCACGCCTTTAATAAATGCGGCTGAAGGGTTTGTACCTGCCGTAGCGAAGTCAGCCAGCTTATTCATAGCTTCTAAGCCAAAAGAGGCATCCAAAGCGTTAATAAGATAACGATTTTCACCAACTACGTGTTCAATTTGATCTTTAGAATTCATAATGTGACTCTCCTATTACATTATTTTTAAAACAGTGAGGTAATCCTGTCTACAAGACTTCCCCAATTTCCTCCACTACCCATCGTCATATCTGAAGAAAGACAGTACATTTTCCAAACTCTTTCTGACGACTCAGCTTCAAATTCTTTATCTGCTGGTCTTTCCAAAAAGGCTTCTGTTGATTGAAAGACTTCTCCTGTGAGAACATCTTTCAGGGTGATTTCTATTCTTCCCGTTCCATAAGCTTCATCTAGCGTCACAATCTGTGAAAAGATAAGGTTTGTTGGGCTTGTCTGAGAAAGAGTGATGTCAATTTCTGCTGCTGAATTTCCTATACGAACTCTTGTATTTTTTCCTCGTATACCTTCTACGATTCGGAAACTAGGGTGCATTCTTCTTATAGACAGTCTTTCCCATCCTTCTACTATTGCTCCTCCAAAAGTCATAACAACTTCGGAAGGAGAATATTCTCTTACGTCTTGACTCATGTTTCCTCCTTACAAGAATGTACCTGCAAGGCCCAAACCCGTTCTTAGAACGTCTTCTCCTAAAGAAGAAGGGCTATCATTTCCACCTACGTTGAAGGTCACTTGAGAACATTTGATAGTCCATTCCCTCTCTTCAATACTGACAGAGAAGTCACTATCCGGTTTAGATTCAATCCAACTTGTTAAAGAGAAGAACAAACTGCTCCCAAGTTGGTCTTTTATAATCAATGGGAATTTTCCCATCTTTGTTATTTCATCTACTGTCAGCGCGTAAGAAAGCACTTGATTGCTTTCAGAACCGCTATGCAATACTAGCTGCACAGTGTAAAGGGGATTACTAGAAAACGTCCTAGTAGGAGCACCATCAGCGGAAACTCGTGTCGAGAAAGAAGGTTCATCTTTAGAAATACTAATAAATGTTCCGTCAATAAATCCACTTAATTGATGAACCCCTCCAAACAAGACCGTAACGTCTTCGGGGCTGTATGTGCCTAAAATAGCCATCTATTCTCCTCTTCCCTTTCTTGACTTCATTTTCATTTTGTTGTATATTGAAATTTTAAGGAGTCTAAAAATGGATGTATATATTAAACATGATTTAATGAGTTTAGACCGCAAATGGATAAACTCCTTAATAATCGACAAAGTTAAATACTCTACTCGTGCCGGAAAACTTTGGCAGTCTATCGTGTATAGAGCTAATCCTAACGGAAAGTTTCAAGAGAAACATCCTTCGTATATTGGCACACAAAACTTGTTTGCATGTTTTCAAGAATTTGCTGAATGGTGTCAGCAACAGAAAGGCTATATGTCTGTTGAAACTAATGGTCGATTCTGGTCTTTAGACAAGGATATTATTTTTCCTTCTTTGAAAGCTTATAGTCCCGAAACTTGTCGTTTTGTACCTTATGACATAAACTGTCTATTCAATACTAACGGTATTCAGAGAGAAGATTTACCTATCGGAGTTTCTTTTCATAAAGCTTCTGGAAAATACGCTTCCGAGATAAGTTTAGGAAAGAAACGACAATATCTAGGTTTGTATGAAACTGAAATTGAAGCTCATCAAGTCTGGAAAGAAAGTAAAATTTCTCAGATTAACTCGGTAATAGCCGAGTACAAAAATCAAGTTTGTCAAGATATTGTTATACGTCTCAAGGAAGAAGTTTTCAAACTCCAATCCACGAACTTGTATTATGGTTTAAAACAGTCCTAACATAGCCATATACACTCCAAAGAAAAGAAAGAAGGGGATTACTCCCCTTCCCCCTTATTACGGAACAGGAGTAAATCCTGCGTTAGCTGGATTCCATACTTCGTTAGGTGTAAAACCTAGTTCGTTTACGGTGTCCCAAGTAGGAGTAGTAAACTTCCCGTTACCACCTTCAAAGATTTGCATATTAATTGCATGCAGAATCCAAGGTCTTTCACTCACTTCAGTACCAAACCCAATATCAGGAGATGTACCGATAAACACGCCACCACTAGAGGCAACAGTGCGACCTGAAAGGTCTTTAATCGTGATTGAGAAGATGTCTTCGCCTGAACGACTTGCTTCGTCTAGAATCAAGAGTTGGGAAAGAACATCGTTAGTTTCGCTAGACTGGTGTAGCGTCAAAGTAACGTCACAGTTTTTCACGGCCCGCACTACACGAACGTTTGAAGCATCTGCTCCAGTGTACAAAGTAGCGTGGGGAATGATTCTGGTGATGTTAATAAAAGTTCCGTCTACAAACCCCGAAACAGTGTGTGTGAATTTGTTGTTAGATAGAACAACAAGCACAGACTCAGGGCTGTAGCTTCCAAGAATGTGAGATGCTTCCATTTATCTATTCCTTGTTAAATTATTCTTGAAAGGCTTGTACACTACATTAGTAATGTACAATGCCCTCGATTCTGACAATAGAAACTGCACCTGCTAAACGAGCTACAAACTTGAAATCGCCCATTACTCTTTGAGCGCGTTGCATTTCAGGAATTGCTAGTACACGTGGAGAGGTAACAGTGTAAGTGTCGATTGCGTTATTACCTTGAGCTTGCGTCAAGACAGAACGGATTTCATTCTCGATCATTGTTGCTCCTGCGTCCGTAAACGGAATCTTTAGGGTATTGACAAGACGGAAGAAAATTTGTTCTTGTAAACGGGCATATAGCCAATCAACAATCTGCATGGTATCTACACTCACCTTCAGCTACCTTACCTCTGCGGGTAATGTTCACACCCTTAACAGGGATGTAATAGTTGTAGCCTCTGTTTTCCAGAATAAAGATTTGCGTATCAGTGAGTCTAGAAACAGTAACACCAGGGAGAGACTTGTATTCCCAAGTGATGTTGCCCGGAGTATATGGAAGATTTCCACCCACCCAAGCAGCTTCAGGGAAATCTGCGTCTGCTGTGTTTGAGAACATAACAATAGTGCGAGTCATATTGCGAAGCTTCAAACGTTGTCCAATATCCATACCGATAGGGTCTGTTGCTTCAGTATCCACCACAGCTACAACACCATTAACATCTTGCGCAGCTTCGGTTACAACAAAATCTACAAAATTATTGGTGATCGTCAGTAGGCCAGTTGCGTCATTTAGAGCAAAAGCTCCTGCAAAGGTTTGCGTTGGAGTCCCAATAAAGTTGCCCCAATCGGCACCATCAAATGTAGATGTGTAAGTTTCGCCTGCAATAGTCAATTGAACTGTATCGCCATTAACTGCACCGTTGAGGTCATACTGTACAGTTGAAGTGTAAACAACAGTTTGTGCAGAAGTGTAAGCTAATTGTGAAGATGTTGAAGTGAAGTACAATTTGCGCATAGCTTGAATTACACCTGCCACTGCAAAAATATCATCGTCTAGGTGAGATTCGGTAATTACTGCATACCAAGTATCATCAGCGTCGATAGCTTCGTTTAAGGCTTCTACATAAGATTCCTCATCGCCAGTTTGACGGTTTACTTTGCCTACCTTGAATTGGTTGGGCTTAACATCTCCACCAAGCAGTTTAGTCGCCATTACATAGCCTGTATGTGAGCTACCAAGATCAGCTTCTAGAGCTTCTAAAGATGTATAAGTTTTTACACGGTCACTAGCAAATGCTGTAATACTGTCATCCATCTCTACAAGGAGTAGAGGAATATCAAAGGACGTAATATCCACTTGTGCAGTTTGGCGTGTGATTTGTACTTGTACAATTGAATCAATTTGTGCCATTTGTTTTCCTTATTTTTAAAAAGAAATTACTACCCTACTCCTTGTAAGGTACTTTGAATACTTCACCATTAACAGTAATGTATTCGACCCAATCAAAAGATTGTTTTGTGAAGATAGAAAATGTAAGGTTAGTGTCAAAGTTAAAACTATCTACCCACTTCGTTTCTCGTAATTGTGGGTTTCTTCTTAGGTCTGTTTTCTTTAACAAACCTAGATTCCTTTTAGCTAACTCTTCAAAACATCTTCTATTGTTAAAATGATGATGCAGAGCGGTAGCAACTTCCCCTGCTTTATCTCCGAAAACAGAAACTTGCAGATAAATGTTGTAATGCGTATTGAATTCTAGCCACTCCCCTTCGGGAACAATAAAGCTGCCCTCATCTCTCTTACCTTCTTGTTTTATTTGTAAAATATCTAATACGCAGTAAGTGTTAAGAGATTCTATGCTATTTGTTTTGGAAAAAACAACATCTACAGTGTTGTAATTCAGGCTATCTAAAATAGCCCTCATGCCATCATATAAAGTGTCTTGTAAAGGCTCATAATAGCCACCAGAGAAGGACTTCATTATTGTTGTGCTCCTCTTCTAGTTACTTTGTTTTGAACAGTATCTAACATAAATCCAGTATCAATGAGAGGGTCATTTTTACCTTTTAATCTCACGGTTACGGGGCTGTTGGCAGGGCTACTCCACGCTTCTATAATTTCTTGAAGTTCGTTTTTTAAAGTAACGCCCACTTGATTATTTACATCTGTCCAAGTTCTACTTCCCATTGCCACTTGATGAGCCAGAGATGTAAAAGAAGGGAGTAACAACTTTGCTCTAGGAAGAAATCCTAAGCGCATATAAGGTCTTGGGGGTGTGTAAGAACCGGGAATAGCACTACCCATTCCGTTTATATGTCCTTCTTCGTTCCACTTTGCGATTTGCGCTACAGGGACGCCAGAAGGATGCATTGTCGGCTCCACCCAACCAATGTTTGAAATCTTGTCTCCACCTTTAGATAGGTTTTTAGCCATCTGCTTCCACACCCTATCGTCTTTTTTCAGCTTAACTTTGGTTGTTATTCCCATCTCATCTTCTCCTACAACCCTTTCGCTGAAAGAGGCTCACGAGCGCAATACACCATCCGGTGATCTAGGACACCCATTCCATAATGCTTTTCTTTCATTACTTTATATAGATGACCTTCCCAAACCACTTTATCCGCAGCATTACCAGTTTGTTGTGATTCTTCTGCTGTCACTAAATGGTCTGTTGTATAAATCTTTATCCACTCTCTAGTTCTATCAGCTTCTGCCATCTGCATAAGCTCTTGAAACTTGACAGGTTGAACATTACCTTCAATAGTGGGATTAGGTAGAATTTCTGTTTCTTGTGGCCTACCTTTCACCATTGTTGTGATATATCTTTTCACTACAATATCAACAACGTTAGTAAGTTGAAATGTTGGCCTTGATCGTCTTGCATTGGAGTTTCTAGAGATATTAGCCACAGCCACACCCCCAACGTCTATCTTCTATCAAACAATCGTAATTTTTAACTCTTGTCCACCAAGATGAACAATGAGAAATACTCGCCAGAGGATGTCTCAGATATTCAGGGTCATGAATAAGTTTGCACACTTCTTTTGCAGAAGTACCGCCCACCCAAGGCTTTAAATCTAAAGGTAAGTTGGCTAAACTGTTTTCATCCAGAAAATCTTGTAGAGCTTTTCTATACTCTATGGAAGCGTTATTCCATACTTCTATATCTCCTGTCCTTTCCCTGTAATTAACTTGAGAAAGATAAAAGACAATACTAAATCCTGCCTGCCTTGCAGCTTTTTTAACATTCCAATTATTTAGCTCTAACACTAAATAATATTCTTCATCTGTCAGAATCGGGTAAAATACACTGCTTTCGACATCGCCCAACATTATTCTTAACAGGGCGATCTTGGCTTCCTGTTCTGGTGTAATATCTTCAAAAGCCATAAATTCCCCTATTTAAAAGAAAATAAAAGGGAAGGGAAATTCCCTTCCCTTCTTATTCACCCTCATCTACAGATTAAGCTTCGTTCCGTAGGGTGAGGATAAGATCAGGACGCTTGAGAACGTTCAGGAAGTTGGTTTCTGACATAATCTCAATGATGTCATCCTTGCGGTTGATGTACTCGAAGTAGTAGCTTTCAAGTGCAGTCTTGTTCACAGTGGACAGACGATTTGCAGGTGCAAACCAAGTCTCGAAAGACTGAGTGCCACGCGGGAACAGATATGCATCATCAGGAGCTACGTAAGGAATACCAGCAACACTTCCTCTCACTTCAACAAACAGGATACCTGCATAGTCGAAAGTACGGAAACGAGCGTCTAGAGGAGCACCAGCGGTTAGACGGTCAACCAGTAGAGGCTGTTGTTGGCTGTTTTGTACGTAGAAATAACGTTCAACAATGAAAGCGTTATTGGTCAGAGCACTGAAAAACTCAGGCGAACACAGGCAGATAAAGTCAGTGACAATATCTCCAGTTTGTAGATCGTCCTGAATTTGACCAAGAGCGCCCTCTAGTGCAATGTTAGGGGCAACAGTGGTTGAGTCTAGGTCAACAGAAACCACTTGTCGGCTAATACCGAATTCAGTGTAGTAGTTGACGTTAACAGTGCCACGTGGGGAGTAAACAGTACCGTCTTTAATGACTTGCATACGAGCCATTTCAAGCGTCAGTGCATGAGCACGACGAATACGGCTCATTTTCTCAGCACGTTTCTGTTCAATAGTTTCCAGGCCAAGTCCACCGTTGATTGCAGCTTCCCATTCGATATTTGCGTCAATATCGTTAGGAGTAATTGCATCGTCAACAGGGTAGTGAGGTACAGGCAGAGTTAGGAAATCACGTGCTGCACCCGCGATTGAAGGATTGCGCTCATCCCAATTACGGTCTTCCAGGAGGTGTTGGCCTTCAGTGGTGCGAGGAACCATGATAGTCTTCAGTCGGCCATACTTGTTTTCAAACAAGCCAAGACGATTTACAAGACCCCATGTGTTAGGCACAATGTTGATACCTGAAGATAGGTCAACTGCCTTGCCATAGGCTTGTGGGTTGTTAGTAATAGGCATTTATATATTCTCCGCTAATTGATGTCTTAAAAATTATTGTTGTTCTATTAAAGAGTCTTCTCAAGAACAATGCCTTGGTTTTGTAGAAGCTGCTTCATAGTTGCATACTGAACTTCAGTAGGTTCAAAACCTAGATTTTCAAGAATCAGCATGTCCTTTAGGAACACAGGGCCAGCTACAAAAGCAACTGAATTAAGATCAGTATCTGAAGCAGTAACAGTCCAAGATTCCTTGCAACCGTAGTTATCACCGAAGACAACAGCAAATTCGTTAGTATTAACGAGTTGACCTGCGGCGGTAACAGGGGCATAAGGAGCTAGAGCACTAGCACTGGTAGCACGGAAAACCAGGGTACCGATATTGAGCGTTCCGGCGAATTGAACGACAATCTCGCTACGGGCATAACCAACGGAGGGGTCAACTTCGTGGTAAACAAGATCGGACAGGTCTGTACGATTTAGGGTTACGAAAGGCATGTTTATATTTCCTTCTTAAAGTATTGTTGTAATTATTGCTTTACGCCAAATTGCTTTTGGAGAATTTGAACGTGCATAGGAACTTCATCTGCCTTTTCAATTGGTGCAGAATCCGAAGTTTTTTGGAAAAGATCACTGTTTTCTACAACTTCAGCTTTAGCTTTCAAAGAAGCTACAACAGTGCTGAAAGATTCATCATCAAGAACAGCAGTGCTCTTCAGGAGAGCTTCTACTTGCGCTTCATCGGACACTGCTTCTGAAATTGCAGCCTTTCTGAAAGCTTCTTTTTGTTCTTGTGCAGCTTTCTCGTAAGAAGCAACTTGTTCTTGAGCTTCCTTTAGAAGAGCTTGCGCATTTTCTAGGTCTGCCTTTAGGACTTTGGTTGCTTCGTCCACGGCCTTTTCAATTTCTACTTGCATTTGATTTCCTTTTTTAGACTTAAAAACATCTACTAGCTTTTCGTTCTTGGAAATGGAATCGAACGACTTAACTATCAGACTACGGACGCCGCTATCAATACCTTCAAGAGAGTCCGATAAAATAACTTTATTCTCTCCTTCAACATAACTAACAACACGGCTAACTTCAGTGGCCTCATTCCCTACTTCAACTTCCAATCCAGTTACGGTATATGTTGCGTAAAAGATTCCACTATTATTTGAGAAAACAACAGTGCTTTCATCAAAATCTACTACCCAAGTCCAATCGTATTCTTTAGACTCGAATTTCTTTACAGCCTCAGAAAGCTTCTCTCGAAGAGCCTCGTAGGATGCTTTGGTAACTTGTACCTTCACTCCTGATACCTTCTCAATAAGTTTGGCTGTATCTTCGTCAATCTCTGCGTCTGCTTTCATAAGCAAAGAAAGATTGCGTCCATTACTAGCTCCACCTTGAATTTCATGGGTCATAGCTAGATGTGGGCTTTTCTTTTTCTTAATTTCCAAAGCCATTATTCTTCCTCTCCTTCCGTTAGAGGCTCATCAAAGGATATATTGGTAAGTTCCCCTGTCTCTTCGTTTAGGTGTGCCATAGCACCAATGCTAACGCCACCTAAAACACCTGCCTTTTTGAGTTCCCACAAATCTTCGTTGTGGTATTTCAATTTAGCAATCCAAGTTCCCGCCTTAATAGGTTGGTCTGTTCCTTCCACTACAACATCAAGTTCTTTTTGAATCCAAGTGTCTTCAACAGTGAAATCTTCCGTGTCTTGAATATGAAATAGATTAGCCTTAACTACCCCTTCCCTGAGGTTTTCATTGAAGTTTTCACACGCCTTTTCCAAAGTTTCTATGGACATCCAATGTCCGTGAGAGTCTTTGATGTTGGGTTCGTAAACTACTTCATAGGAAATCCTTTCTTCTTGCTGTTCGGCTTCCTTCTGGATAATTCCGTATTTCTTCAGCAAGGAAATAACATCATCTTTTAAACTCATTAGTTCTCCTTGTTCGCTATACTGGAATCTCCAGCACTAGGAGAAGTAGATGTTCCTTCTCCTGTAGGACTTACCATTCCCTCTCCAGAGTTCGATTTGAAGTTGGTAGCATTAGCTCTAATGTCTTCCACACTCACCTCAATATCATCGTAAGCTGTGTTTAAGCCGAGTTTGCTATGAATGGTGTTGATAGTATCTGCATCTAATTTAATCAAACCATTAGAAGCAATACGCTGAATAGCACTACTCCAATCATTTAGATTTGTTCTCTGAACCTCTTCAAACTCAAAGTAAGGTAGATGCTCTGTAGACCATCCGTTGATTGCAAACAATTGAGGAATCAAGTCGTGATTCAGAATATCCCTAATCTCAGTCAATCTAGCTTCAACGATAGTTGCAGTGATATTTTCAAGAGACTCCGCAAGTGCAAAACTCCCACTTCCGTCTTGACCAATAATCATCATAGGGGTTAGAAGGCCAGTGACAATCTCACGGCGATAACGAGCAATAACTTCAGAAACGTCGTATGTTGCAGTTCCAGTGACACTCTTCACTTCAAACTCGAATAGCGGCTTTCCGCTGTCGTCGTAGATTCGTGGAAGAATAATCCCACTCTGTTCCCCGCTATGCATTAGTGCCAAAGCTCTTTGGAACGCTTCGTAGGTTTCTTTTTCTTCTTCAGTGGCTGTTGCTGACATATATTGAGGAGGGAGATAAATCACTTTCATCCCTCGCACATCTGTAGCAATACCTAAGGACTCTTGCCTCTCAAGTTCTGTTTTATATCTCCATGCCATGTAGACATTATTAAGAGGGGAAGAACCTATTGGGCTGTCCTTTACAGGGTCTGCCCTAAAGAGCATGAACTTTTCTCTACGAATGAACTGTGTATCAGTGGTATATTCGTAAACCTTGTTATCTTTACCCTTTGGAATATTTCTGTATTGGTGTAACCCTGTTAATCTTCGGCCTGCTGCGTCCCACTCCCATCCTGCAACACTGTCTTGTGTAATCAGAGGGAGTTCTTTAATACCGTAGAGGCCATCGTTATAGCGACTCCCCGTTCCTCTAGAACGTTTACGATAAACCTTCTCTACAGGGGCAAATCCAAATCTATTAAAGGAAGTTGCTTGTCTAATAAAGTCTGTCCAGCTATGCTCCATATCATTCATGCACGACTCGACAAATTTTGTTTTATCCCAAAGGTCTTCTTCGTGTCCCTCGGGAATCTTTATTTTCCAATTCACCTTAGCAATTTGCATCTCCATGAGGTTCAAAGAAGATGCTATAGTGGCGTCTTTCAACATGGCTTTATAAGTGGTTATACATTCAGGCCACTTTAAATCCCAATTACATTCTTCCTCGATTAACCCTGCTAAAGCTTTCAAGCCGTTATAAGATGTTCTCCCTTTTTCAATACGAAGAACAGGAATGTCTCCACGCCCTAGGGAGACATTTTCTTTTTCATCTTTTTCTGCCATTATCTCTCCTATGCACCAAAAGCAGACATCCCCCTAAACGGATTACCTACAGCAAATTTAGTGTTAATATCAATTAAATTTTTAGAAATTCCCGATAAGGAAGTTGTCTTGGAAGCTAACGCAGTGAAGGCCGTAGAAGTGGAGTCAACCAAGTCATCGTGACCTGATTCACCTCTCTTCCTTTCTCCAGTGAAAGTTTCTAATTCTTTATAATAGAAATCGTTGGAGCTTTTAATATCGTTTTCCTTGTCCCAACCACAGTTGGACAGAACAAACACTCCACCATTCTCTGCAACAGAAGCAAAAGGTCTGAATCTATCTAGTTTGCTTTTGTTGGTTTTCTCTTTCTTTGTAGCAATCCCCAACTCAGCTAATCTTCTACAAAACAACTGTGTTGCTCTTTGTGCGGCAGGGCCGGGGTCTTGAGGAATTATGTATTCCACTCCAAACGGGTCATCTTCATAGCATTCAAGAACAAAGCTTTCCCACTGCCCATGTCGTATACGGCATCGTCTTATATCATCAATAACATAATCACCATTCTTCATTTTCCGCATACGTACTGAAGTGGTATAGTCGGGGGATGGATTTAAATCTGAAACTAACGTTCCAGCGAAGTCAAATGCTCTCACTGTATACCAGACATCTTCTTCGTCTACATGGTGTATCTCTGTAACCCAATTTCTGTTGAAATAGCTGCTAGCTTCTTCCCTAATAAACCAGTTACCTTCGAGAAGTCTTGCACGTTCAACACCCTTCAACCCTCTCAACCAACTAACATATTTGGGGTTAACTTTGGACATAACAGGGTTATCTTTGACAGTTGCAGAAATAAAAGTGAAACTCAAGCAGTCTTCAGCATCTACTCCATACTTCTGAACTAACTCTTCTGTACTGTCTCCCCAAATAAAATCACCGTCTTGGAAAGTGAAGTAACGTATCAAGCCATCCTTTTCCCTGTTTGGTGTGCCGTCTTCGTTTAAATAAGGCTCCACCCACTTCCTGAGAAAATGGTCGGCATCCGGGTTACAGGTGATTTTTAGGTGGGGTTTTACGTCAGGGCAAGAAGGATTACGCATACGAGACATGATGTATTGAATCATGTGTTGCGTGAATTGAGTGCCTTCGTCTACGTAGAATAGGTTAGCTTCGGAACCTTGCCAATTAACGTCTGCTTGGTCGTTCTCGAAGTGTTTGAGATATATTTCAGCACCTGATTTATGGAACACAAACTTTCCGTCTTTTGCTCTCCACGTATACTCATCAGGAGTATACGCTTGACCAAACACACGTTTACATTTAGTTAGCATCCCGCCAGGGCCAGTCAATTGTGGAGTTGTTCTTCTAGTGATTACTCCAATAAAGTTTGGAATATCTGTATATTTTAAAAAGTCGATAACTCCAATTTCCGACTTACCACTACCTGCTGCGCCCCCGTAGAGCGTGACATCAGCCTCGCTCTCTACATACATTAACTGGCGTACCGAGCAAGGGCCAGGAAGGTTTTTAGACATTAAGCCTCCTTAACTTCTCCCTCTGCCTCAGGAGCATCTTGTTCTTCGGTTTGTTTTTCAGCGTCTTCTTTCTTTTTGTTTGTAGTTTTTCTTGCAGTTGTCTTTTTAGCAACAGGCTTTTCTTCTTTCTTTACAGGAACACCCGCAGCAACTTTAATTTCTGGTGTCTCATCTACTGGTGTATCTGCTGGAACCATAACTTCTGCTCTAAGATACAAGCCCTTAATTACTGTACAGTTATCTTCAAGAACACCCCCAATGCTTCCAAGGTATAGAAGACCCTCAACAAACTTACGAGTGCTAACAGTAGACACAATTACCTTTTTAAATTCCATGTTTTCTCCTTTAATACTTATAAGAAAAATAAAGGGAGCCTAAGCTCCCGTTTATAAATTTTAATCTGACTAACAGCCACCCTACCTGCTGTTAGAAATAGGACACAAGAATTTGCCCCCTCTCCACACATACTATATCGTCGTATGATACGGAAACAAGAAAGGGTAGCAGCCCCCTTGTTTCTTTCCCGTAACTATAACGGCCCAGGAAAATTCTTAATCTTCGTCAATAATCTTTAAGCTTAAACGTGGCTTTGGTCTAACACCCGTTGTGCCATTAGCTCTTTCTTCTTCTTGTCTATCTTTGACATCCAGTTTGTAGCTTTCTTCAGCAATCGCCCCACGTGTTAGTGTGTTGATATTCTGAATCACCCATTTAGCTGTATCCAGTTGAGACTTATCTAAAGTGCCGTCTCCTTCTATGGCTCTAGCAATAATATCTACCGCATCTGGTTCTAATTCTTTTAATTTATTCAGCGTAGAACGTAGACGACTAATGGGCCTTGAAGTGCCTTTGGGTCTTCCTTTTGGATTCCCTGTCTGACCAGCTTTCCAAGCTGTCTTGGGAAGTTCTTTTTCTTCTGACATTTTCTCTCCTTTCGGAATACAAGTATATGCCCGGAGCACCACATTAAAGGAGGAAAGTTGCAATGCTCTACGGGTCTAAATTGGTCTTTCCACGAGGACTCGAACCTCGACCACTTCGCCCCAAACGAAGTACGCTACCATTACGCTACAGAAAGAAAGAAGCCTAAGTTGACTTCAGCTTATGCCTAACATAAGCAATGTTTGGAGTTGGTAGTGGGAGTTGAACCCTACGCCGCAACCTTGAAAGGGTTGTGATCTATCCGTTAATCTATACCAACAATAAAATTATCTCTGCCCCGTTTGTGACGTTTGAGCACTTTAGAAGCGTCTATAAAGAGGCTATCTAACTAAGCTTTCACATATCCGAGGTCTTCAGGAAAACGTCTTCTCCTTTCTGTAAATTGCTTCTTCAACGTTTACACGGAAGAAGACTCAAGACGCAAGCAAACGCTTCGTAGACTTGTTTAAGGGCTAGGACGTTTATCCTTGCCATACCCGAAATCTTGTTCGTAATACATATCTATCCTTCCTTCCTTATAAGGCTTTAGGAACAACCACCACTTTATATTCTTTTCCTTCAAAGAACACTGTCCCTTGAAAGTTATTTTCAAAAGCCTCTTGAAGTTGCTTTGAAGCTTCCTTGTCATTCAAAATCTTTCTAGTTAAATCACTCATCAAAGCTTTCATCTTTCACCTCAATATAAGTGTTATTATATTTTAACTATAAATAAGTTACAACCCTATTTGATTTTTAAATAAAAAGAAAACGGGACACCCTCTTTATTATACAGAGTATATTTTTTATTCTTAAAATAAGATGAGGGTTTTAGACGTTTCGGAAAATCTTTCTGCCATACAGAATATACGTCTCCTTTATACACCGTATACCTTCCTTCAAAACCTTTCACCCACTCTTCACCTTCTTCTAAAACATAAGGAGGAAACTCTTCTGTAATATTTGAAAATGAACAATCTAAACAATCAAAGTTTTTAAAGAAAAGTCTTTTTCCTTTTATGTTTCTGCCTGAAAATGTTTCATATACAAGCCTATGGACATATTTTCTCATGACAACAGAATTACGAGATAACATCACAGACTTGAAAGTTAAACCAGAAGAAGATGGAACAAAATAGTATTTCATTTCTTCTAACTTACCTTTCTTATTAGAAAATACTCTTCCTTCCTTTGAAACGAAATATCCCTCAAATCCCTTAACAGGGAGAATATCTTCCATTCTCTACTCCTTTATTAGTATATTATATTGTCTATTCTCTTTGATTGAATTCTGTGAACATAACTTCCCCTTGAGGGCTAGGTTGATATTAATATCCCTAATCTCCCTCAAGTTGAGTCTTCACAGTAAGCATTCTCCCCGAAGCTATCCTGCTTGCCGCACATGGCAAAATATCCTAAGATATGAGACAGAGATTGATTTATCACACAATCTCCTAGGAGCCTTCCTCTCGTGATAGAGTCTTGGCACAGTGCTCCTACCGTGTACAGCGTACATTCGGCAACTTCCCTGTTTGCGCCTTGCTTTTCTTTTGCGCTAGAATTTTCATTCTTCTGAGTCAAGAACAATTGGTACAACAAAAACCCTCAGAACCATCCACTCTACAACAATTGTGCTAGGATGTCAACTAATGTACATCCAATGTTGTCAAACGTGGCGTACTTGCAACAATATGTTGTTTAGCCACATAACTCTTGACATTTATACAAGGATGGACTAAAGTACATTTTGAAAGGGATTATTTTCTTTTGTTGTTAAAGGAGGCATGGTGTACGAAGATTGTGAAGATTACGGTGTAGGTCGTCGTGGACGTAAAAAACGGTCAAATAAAACAGTGAAGGTAGTAAAGGAGAAATTTATAGAAGAGCGTGAAGGTCTTATCAAACCAATTACAGCAAAGAATGAAAATCAAAAAAAATATCTAGATTCTTTGCAGAAAAACACCCTCACAGTGGGGAAGGGTAGCGCAGGAACTGGTAAGTCCTATTTGGCGGCATCAGTGGCAGCAAACAAATATCTGCGTGGTGAGGTTGATACAATTGTTGTCACCCGCCCTATTGTAGGTATGGGTAGATCAACAGGCTTTTGGCCTGGAACGATGGAGCAGAAGATTCAACCTTACGTTCAACCGATTCTTAATACTATCAAGAAACGAATTGGGAATCAGCGTTTTGAATCTGAATTCGGGAAGTCCATTGTTATTCAACCAATGGAATCTATTCGTGGAATGAGTTTTGAACCTAAAACTTATTTACTCGTAGATGAAGCGCAAAACATGACGCCTGAGGAAATCAGAAGTGTAGTTACTAGAACCGAAGAAGGTGCTTATTTAGCTTTTTGCGGAGATGATAAACAGAAAGACATCCCCGGCGTAAGTGGAATTGTTTATTTAGCTGATCTAATTAAAAACAACGATATTCCTAGCTGTGGGGTAGTAGAGTTTTCCTTTGAGGATATTGTACGATCAGGACTAACAAGAAAATTCGTAGAGATATTTGAAACAGAAGGTGCAGTATCTCAAGTTGAAAAGAAGTATAAGGGGATTTAATGACAAATAATAAAATGTTTGATGAGGGATGTGAGTTAGACTTCGGCATTAAAGATACTTTGGAAGTGTATTGTGAAAATAATGTTCAAAAGATTTATCGCATCTTTCTAGATGAAGAAATCACAGAGCCTTCTAAGTATCGAAATGTAGTTAACACGTTAGAACGTGCAACTGAAAACGATGTTGTAGAATTCAGAATCAATACCATTGGTGGCAACTTGTTTTCAACGCTCCCAATCTATAATGGAATTTTGAGTGCAAGTGCTCGTACACGTGCAATTATTGACGGAACAGCAATCAGTGCAGGAACATTTATTCCGCTTGCTTGTGATGATGTTATTGTAATGAAGAATTCTCTAATGATGTGCCATTCGGCAACGTGGGGAGCTTGGGGAGATTTAAAATCTTTACGTGACCAAAGTAATTTTAAATTCCAATGGGCAAGAAAACTGATTGGTGAAGTGTATGAAGGTTTCATGTCGGAAGAAGAAATTGAAGACATGATCGAAAACAGTATGGAATACTGGATGTTTGACGATGAAATTGTAGAACGACTACAACGGCGTCAAGAGTACATACAGAAACAAGAGTCCCAAGAAATTATTGTTCCTGAGAAACAACTGTCAACACGACAAAGGAAAAAGAGTGCTTGAAGACATGGAGCAATATCTGCCAGAAGGAACGCCCAAAGACCTGAAGAAAAAGGTGGTGGTTGTTTCGGAAGAAGATAGACTTTCGGATGAATTTAAAGCGCCTTGTAAGTATTACATAATTGATGCTTTTGGTAATGGCGTTTATTTTAAAACTAGAAGTAGGCTGACAGCTTCGGCCCTATCTGACAAAATCTATGGTAATGGGTTTTTTACGGTGAAACAAGTTGTAAAGGCTATTGCCCGTTAGTAAAGATTGAAGTATCATAAGGCACTTTCAACTTAGGTTGTTAGTGCCTTTTTCTTTTGGAGAAACAAATGAAATATTTTACCGGAGTAGGAAGCAGAGAAACACCTGAACATATATGCGGAATAGTAAAACAAATATCCTTAAAACTATCCGAAGATAATTGGATTCTTAGGTCAGGCGGTGCTGATGGGGCTGACTTAGCTTTTCAAGGAGGCACAACAGAAGATATTACCCCTGAAATATATCTCCCTTGGTACGGTTTTAATAACCTTTATTCTACGGAAAGTTTACTGTTCCCTAAGTTTTGGGATAACTGGCACGAAGCAGAGGCTTTAGCAAGTGAAGTCCACCCTGCTTGGGATAAACTCTCAGATGGGGCCAAGGCTTTACATACACGCAATTGTTATCAAGTATTAGGAAAGGATTTAGAAACTCCAAGCAAGTTTTTAATATGTTGGGCGAAGGAGACAAAGAGTGGAGAAATCAGTGGTGGGACTAGGACAGCCGTTGTATTAGCTCAACAAAATAATATACCAATTTACAACTTATGGTATGATGAAGTTCAATCCAGGTTTCAAAGATATTTAGAAGGATGAGTATGAAAACAAAGCATAAAAAAGCATACATGGAGTGTGCAGAAGCTTTTGCCCAATGCTCCGTTGGGGAGAGACTTCAAGTGGGAAGCGTGATAGTTAAAAACAATAGGATAATTTCTTGTGGCTACAATGCGCTGCCAGAGCACATTGATGGCCCGCTGGAAGATGAGAACAACGTTACACGACCTGAAGTGAGGCATAGCGAAAAGAATGCGTTGATGGGTTTGATTAAATCTAATGAAACTGCTGTTGGAGCCACCTTGTTTTGTACGCATGCTTGCTGCAAATTTTGTGCTATTGATATTGTAGATTCAGGGATAGTAAAATTTATTTTTAAACATGAATATAGATGCTCAGAGGGATTGGACTACTTGAGAAAATATGGTGTAGCCGTGGAGAAGTTTAAAGAGAATGATATTTAAACAATTTCTATGTTCATTTTTGTTTTCCTTTGGGGTTATGCTTCATAATGTAATTTCATTAGAAGAAACAATTCCATTGTTACACAACAGTCATATCCCTTTGTATAAAAAATACATCAATGCGGAATCCCTTTGTTTACAAAGTGAGGAATGTAGATTACTATCTGAAATCGGGTATTACGAGTCAAGAAATCAGAGCGATGAGGGACAGTTAGCAGTGATGCAGACTGTTCTTAACAGGGTTGCCCACCCGAGATGGCCGAATACAATTAAAGATGTTGTCTATGATGGGTGCCAATTTAGTTATACTTGTGATGGTAGTATAGGTCGTCGTAAAGCTAACTTAAAAGAATGGCAGAGGAGTTATAAATTGGCTTATAGGTTGTTAACTGGCAACGCTAAAGCAGATTTAGGGGTTGACACCAAAAAAGTAACACACTACCATACTAAACAAGTAAAGCCGTACTGGTCTAGGATATTTACAAAAGTAGGAGAGTTAGACGATCATGTGTTCTACAAGTGTCAAAAACGATGTTAAAATTACTGTAGAAATTATTTCTGTTTACCCTAATGGTTTTAAGGCCAAAGTCTCCAACGGAACACATTGGATTGAAGGCTGTTTTGTTAGGCTAGGCAGGGTGAAAGAGTGGTTGAACTCCGCACGATTTAGTTTTGATTCTCCAACCTTCTATTATTCTAAAGAAATGAATCAAGCAGTGAATAATAATATGGGAAGACCCCCTCGTCTCCTGTATAAATTTGCTTGGGCAACCTTCTTTGAGAAAGTAGTGAGGCCGAATGAACGTTTAGTCAGTATGTACGGAAGACGTAAAAAACAATCTGTACATTTCCCTGCTGTAGCTAAAATCTATAAACACAGAGATGTGCTGACGCAAGCCCTAGAAGATAATCAAACTAACATTCTTCCTCTTATCCTTACTACAGGCTTATCACCTCAAGAGATGAAAGATTTATATGGTAAGGGTTTGTGGAAGAATCTTGCTAAAAATTCCCACCATAGAAACAAGCAAATTTCTAGAATCGTAGATAAAGTACCTTTACCCGATTTTGCCGAAGAAATTAAATCTTATAATTCTAATTTCTTTGAAATATTCGCAACTGTGGTGCGGCGTAGACGCAGAGAAGAAGTGAAGAATATTCTTAAATATATGAAGCAATGGCCTGTAGCTCATATAAAACGACTCGGCCCTATTGAAAGGACTGTTACGATTTTAGGAGACTCTTTAGTAATGGCTCAAAGACTGCAAGAAAGAGTTCCCAATAATATTCTAAATGATTTAAACATTTTGTTGGATTTTCACGACAACCTCGCCCAAAGAGAAAGAGACTTATGGAGGGTTAAACAAGATCAAGATAGAATGTTTGATCTAACTAATTCTTGGATTCCTAAGGAATCTTCTTATGAAGATGCTAATGCTGTTGCTATTTTAACAACAGAGCAGCTAGACAAAGAAGGTAAAATCATGCATCATTGTGTTGCAGGATATGCGTATCACGTGGCAAGTGGGCAATATCTTGTTTACCACCTCTCAGACGGAAAGGAAGAAGCTACGCTAGGTTTGCAGTTGGTGAACAACAACGTTTGGGTCTGTCAGCAAATGTATAGAGAGTGTAATCAAACAGTTGATTCGCCCGTATTAAAAGAACTAGCCGTAAAATTGATTAAGGAAGTAAATGAAGCATACAGAGAAAGGGAGGAGAAATGAATATAGTTTATTTTTTAAAAGCATTTCTTAGTGGGTCAAAAGAATTCATTATTTTCTTTGTGTTGTTTTGGTTACAAATACTTTGTTTCTTCCTAGTATTCCCGTTTTGTAAGAAGGAAAGTACGATAGATGCAGAAGAACTTTGGTTTGCGTGGCATCCAGTAGTGCTGGAGGCCCGTAGCGGAGTGAAAACTTCTAATATTCGTTGGCTTACGAGAGTGAAGAGATGGCACTCTTGGGACGGAATGCCATATTACTATCCAATAAAGGAGTCTACAGATGGTTAATGTTATTACGAAACATTTCACAAAGAAATACGCTGTTCTTTATCGAGAAAGTGAACGTGGATGGGGTAGCGATTTTTGGATTCGCTATTTTGACTCAGAACAAGAAGCTAAAGAAGCAGTAGTAGACTGCAATAAAGACCTTCCTGATGTTGCTCCTGATTATTATATCGTAGCAGAGTACAAAGGATTAAAAGAAGTCGAAACCGACGCTATGGGGAATATATTAAATGGTTGACCAAGATACAGTCATTAACAATTTACTAGAATTGGTGCGAAAAATTAGTTATATGTTAGACGGAGGGATGAATTGCGGTAGCGACTATATTTTGATTATGGAAGAAGATGCACAGGAAGTAGAAAATATTCTTCAGCAGCTTGACGATCTTCCCTACGAGAGTGATTATTGTTATTATTCAACGCAAGATAAGGTGGCTTTGGCTTTGGGGAGAAAAGTAGATGAGTAGAGTTTTTGTAACAAGTGACTTGCACAGAGGGCATAGGAATATCCATAAATATCGACCTTTTGCTTCTGCGGAAGAGCACGATGAATTTGTAAAAGAACAATATCATTCAGTTGTCACTAAACGTGATACTGTTATGTTTCTTGGAGATGTGGCGTTTACGTCTGAAGCTTTAGAGGAAATTGCTAAGTGGCCTGGATATAAAGTTTTAATTCTTGGTAATCACGATGTAGAGCGCCTAAACTTTTCACTGTTGACACAAACGTATAACAAAGTGTATAGTTTGCATAACAAGAAAGGATGTTGGCTATCTCATGCTCCTATCCATCCTGTAGAGCTTAGAGGAAAGTTTTGTGTACACGGACACATGCATTCCAATGTTATTCCTGATGGGCGATACAGAAACGTTTGTCTGGAACACACAGAATATAAGCCAATTCTTTTTGAAGACGTAGTAAAAGAGTTGAGAAGTAAAAATGCAGAAAACATCTAAGGAATCGTTGACAACACTAGAAGAAGCGATTACACTGCTTGAAGCAATATCGCTAAGTAGCAAGCCCATTGAAGAAAGAGATTATAAAATTTTATCTTATGCTCTTCGAGAAGGCAGAAACCAAATTCAACACTTGGAAAAACTTTTAAAAATCGCAATAAAGGAGAATTAAATGGAAATTAAAAATATCTTTAAGAAGACTGATACTGTTGATAATGTGATTTCAGATTTTACTTCTGTACTTGACCGCCTTGAAGGAATTGTACAGAAGCAACAAGATAACGTCTCACGTATTGAAACAGAGATTAATAGTCTTCAGATTGAACAAAAGAAGAGCAAGGAAGAGGCTAATCGTGCGGAAAATATTGCTGCGAAGATTTCCGCTCTTCTGAGCTAATTTAAGAGGTAGAGTATGGCACACAAAGCAATTATCGCTAAGATTGATAAAGTAGAGACTATCCCCGGTGCAGATCGAATTCAAATTGCCTACGTACTTGGTGAACCTGTCGTTGTCTCAAAGGATTTGCCTGTAGGGTTTATAGGTGTATTCTTTCCTGTAGATGTTCAACTTTCAGAACAATATTGCCGAGAAAATAATCTTTTCCGTAATTCTGAAAAGAATGCTGATTCTGATAAGAAAGGTTTCTTTGATGATAATCGTAAAGTACGAGCACAACCCTTTTTGAAAGTTCGTAGTAGCGGGTATTTCTCTTCTCTGGAGAGCTTGGCATTCTGCGGAGAAGTGCCTACTCAACTTGGAACAGAATTTGATGAACTCAATGGTGTTAAAATTTGTCAAAAATACATCACTGAACAGGCTCGAAAGGCAATAGGAAACCAAAGAACCAAGACAGTAAAGGCTAACGCTTTTCCTTTGTTTGAAAAACATTCTGACACCGATAACTTCCGACACTTTGCGGCCAACATTCCTGTGGGTGCTCTTCTTTCTTTTCATAACAAGCGGCATGGCACTTCCATGCGAGTAGCCAAAATGCGAAGAACAGTAGAACTTCCTCGTTGGAAGAAACTGATTAACAAGATTGCGCCTATCTTTCCTCTTACAGGGGATTATGAAATGGTGGTTGGAAGTAGAAATGTCACGCTACAACAAGAATACAAAGAAGGTTTTCATGGAAGTGAATCTTTCCGTTTCGAGGTAGGTAGAGAAATCTATCCTCTGTTAGAAGATGGAATGACCGTGTATGGAGAAATTGTTGGTTTTGTCAACGGTAAGGCTATTATGCCTAATGGAGACATAAAAGCTTTGAAAGACAAGCGGTACACAGAGAAATATGGTAATACCAATGTGTTTCACTACGGTTGCACAGAAGGTGAATACAAGTGGCACATTTACCGGATAACCCGGCAAACTGTTGATGGTAAAAACATTGATTTGTCTCAAAAGGAAATGGAACAATGGTGTGAGAATAGAGGAATTGAATCCACATTTGAAGTTCACCCTCAGATGATCTACAACGGAGACGAAGAAGCCTTGCGTGAGTTGGTGGAAAAGCTCACGGAGCGTCCTGAACATCTTGGAGAAGACCATCAGTTTTCAGGAATGATCGGAGAAGGTATTATTGTCAGAGTAGACACTAATAAAACAAACCCCAAGTTTTTCAAATGCAAAAGTTACCCCTTCCGGGTAATGGAAGGGCTTGCAGATGTTGTAGACATGGAAACAGTGTCTTAGGAGATATAATGGAAGCATTGATTATTTACGGCCCTTCGGGGTCTGGTAAATCTACTCTAGCAGAATCTGTGCTGGATGGTGCGGAATATGCTGTACGGATTGAACGGGATGTTATTCGAGCAGAAGTTATTCCAGGCTTTCATGAAAACGGATGGAATGGCTACAAGCCTTTCTCTCCTTGGGAAGACGTAGTAACTTTTTATTGGCACTCTGAGATTTATAGAGCACAAGAACTGTGTCGGAATATAATTATTTCTGACACGCTTTGTAAAAAGAAAGAACGGGATAAAGTAAAATTCCTTTTGGAGACGCTTGGATATGAAGTGGAATTTTTCAGAATGGACACTTCTTTGGAAACGTGTATTAAAAGAGATGCACTGAGAGATAATCGTTCTGTGGGAGAAACAGTAATCCTCCAACAATTTGAAAATTTAAATAAAGGGTAGTATTTTGAAAACATATACGTTTGAACTTTATTCTTCAGGACTTTCTCCAGAGTGGGATGAATATGAATATTTCTCAAAAGACATATCTGTTTGTCACAGACAACCCATGTACTCTGAGAGAGCTTGTTTTATTGCTGTATTAGAAGACGAAGGGCTGTTGACAGATAGAGATTTGGCTTATACAATCACTCTAACTTCCCTAGAACAGATTTTGATTGAAAACAACATTTATGTGAAATTTATTGATGGAGAAAACTATGAAGAAGCCTGAAATTATTGAAGTGGTGCGTTATATTCGACCAGATGTTTACGATTCATTTCCTTTGTGTCTACACGATAACCTGCACGGTATTACTATTATTTTTACAGTAGATTATGCAGCACGTACAGTAAAGGCACAGTGGAGTGTTTGTAATCAAGATAATTTTGAGAGGAAACTTGGCAAAACTATTGCACGGCAGGCGAAGGAATATATCTATCCCTTGGATGGGGATACAAGCCTAACTGTTTCTCTGTTTCACAATCTTTTGAAAGACCAAGAAAAAGAAAATCATTGTATCCAGACAGACGACATTCACGAATACTGTTATGAATTTGTTCGGCAAACATTTCTAAACGCTACGCGAAAGATGAAGGCAGAATAATGGTGATTCCAATGTCTAGTGTGGTGGCGATCACCTTCTTAGGGATTTGCATTCCTGTTTGGTGGTGGGTTATTTGTTCTACGAAATCTAAATCAGGTGGTTATGATTACGTTTAATAAGAGTGGTGTTGTGAAGACTAGCGAAGAAGATATGCGAGTGTTGAAGGCTATTGAAGAGCAGGATGAATTCGATCTTTACCATAATCCTGATGATGTAATTAACGAGTTGGATTTCATTCCCACTTTTAGGATGGAGGATTAAATGTACTATCAAACTTATACAACTAAAGATGCTGTAGTCGAAGCTGCACTGTTTGAAGATACAGATGCTATTGGAGACATCGTTCAAAATCTATACGACAGTAAGGCTACTAGCGTTTATTTAACTGTTGTAGCAAACAATCCGCAATTGGCAGATACTACGCATACAATAACAATTACTTTTATCCAGAACGGAGTGCTGCAAGTATTGTTCCTTGGGGATATGTTAGTTTTTGATGAAAACGATAACGCTATTGTATGGAATCAAGAAGATTTCTTGGAAAAGTACGAACTGGTGGGCGGAGGTGAAAATGAGTGAGACAAATCAATGGCCTACTCTATACTCTAAGGGAAGCAAAGGAGAAATTCGCACTTGGGAAATTGAGGCAGAGGGAAATTCCTACATCATGAGTCATGGAATGAAAGGAGGAAAAATCACTTCCAAGACGATCAAAGTAGAAGGGAAGAACGTAGGCAGGGCAAATGAAACTAGCCCTGAAGAACAGGCCGTTCGAGAGGCGCAGGCCAAGTTTGATAAACAACTCAAACGGGGTTATTTCAAAACAGAAGAGGAAGCCCGCTCCTCAGTAAAAATGACGCCCATGAAGCTTCAAAACTTCAATGAGCAAGGGCATAAAATTGCATATCCGTGCTATTTCTCTCTGAAGTTGGATGGTCTTCGACTTTTGGTGGATACAGATTTAAAAGCCCAAAGTAAAGCAGGAGAAGATTACACTATCCCGGAACATATCTTAAAGGATATTGCAAAGCTGAAAGATATTCTAGGCGATAGTTGGTATGGATTGGATGGCGAAGTTTTTGCAGGAAATAGGAACAAAGGCGGTCTTTCTCTCCAAGAAATTGTTTCTGCCTTTCGTAAGGAAAATGAAAACACTCCTCGCCTACAGTATTGGATTTATGATATTCCTAAGGCTAATGAATTCTTCTCTACACGTAACGAACGTCTAGGCTATATCGCAGACATTATCAGACAGTTTTCGTTGAACAGTCTCGTGGCTTTGCCTTGCAGCTTTGCTTTCAGTGAGAGCGATGTTCAGAAACATTTCGTTCGTAGTGGGATTGACAAAGAAGAAGGTATTGTAGTGAGAAATCAACAAGGGCTTTACGAATTTGGTAAAAGATCGTATGATGCTCAGAAGTTGAAAAATCGAGACACAGTAGAAGCGTATGTTGAACGAGCTGAAGAAGATAAAAACAATGAAGCAGTGTTACATTGCTCATTAAAAGAAGGAATTAAATTTAAGGTTAAAATGCGCAAAGATGCAGACCCAAATGTAAACCTTCGTCTGTATGGTAATCGGGAGTTGGTGGTAGGTAAATGGATTGAAGTGGAATACGAAGACATCTCTGATGCGGGAGTCCCAACCAAGCCTGTCGGTCTACGTATCCGAGAAGTTGACCCTAATACGTGGGAACCTTTAGAATAAGCAAGGAGTAAATATGGGTGGAAACGCAATTCCGTTTAGTGAAAGATTTTCTAACGAAGAATATGCTTCAGTTCAAGCTGAGACTGTATCCTTCATTGAAGGGATGTGGTTGAAACAGGGCGATCACTTTAAGATTGTAAGGGCATACAGAAATAAAGAAGATTTCGGAGATTTGGACATTGTAATAGCTAAGTCTTGTATTACAATAGAAGACTTCCTTTTCTTGGCAGAAAAACATTCCAGAGTGAGCAAGATTGTAAGAAACACTGATGTCGTTTCCATTGCATATCAAGTTAATTTTATAGATTCTTCTAAAATTGTACAATTGGATTTTATATTTGTTGACAACATAAATGTAGCAGCCAATTATTTTGATTTTAATGATCTAGGAAATCTTTTGGGTAGAATTGCACATAAGATGGGCTTTAAGTTTGGACACGACGGATTGAAGTATGTTTTTCGAGACGGCGATAATGTTTATGCAGAGAAAATCATAAGCACAGATTGGACAGAAATCCTTCCTTTTATGGGTTATTCTTTTGAAGAATGGAATAAGGGATTTAACGATCTTGAAGATATTTTTAAGTTTGTAGCTAGCGGTAAATATTTCAATCCTGAAATTTACTTACTACATAATAGAAACTATAAAGCTAGGACACGCGATTCTAAGAGAAAAACTTATAATGAATTTTTGAGGTGGTGTGAGGAGACAAAAAGCGAAGATTTCTACTACCCTTGGCCTGATGATGTTGAACTGAAAGAAATGGTTAAAACTTTGGCTCTTCAACAGTCGTTTCGTGTCTTTCCTAGATGGGGAGAGATATATGTTGAGGAAGTTACTGCACATTTAGAACAACTTAAAATGAAGTTGTGGTGGAACGGAGATATAGCTCGAACTGTAACAGGGCTAGAGGGTAAGGAGTTGGGAATGTTTATGAAACGATTCAAAGAAGTGTTTGATTTGGAAGAATGTTTCAAGCAAGGGCTAGCTTCTGAAGCTTTGGCACAAATTTTATTTTCTTCTTATAGTTAAATATGCTACCAAAGATTTATAAAGACCTAACTTGGCAAGAGAAAAGGACTGTAAGAGAACAATACGTTGAACATCAACAAGGTTTGTGCTATTATTGCCAACGAAACTTGAAAGCTAGCCCTATACATGATAAGGAAATAAATTGGAGCCTCTTTCCTGGCAGGGAAGAATTTCTCCGGTATCCTATTCATCTACACCACTGTCACACTACAGGATTGACTATAGGGGCAGTCCACTCGTATTGTAATGCTGTCTTGTGGCAATATCACGGAGAATAAAATGGAACGAAGAATTGTATGTGCAGCAAATAGACGCAAGAACGGAGAAATTGTTTTAGGGGTGAGGCACTTTTGCATGCACATGCGTAATGCAATCCATCGACATATTTTGGCCGATAATTCCCTTCAAGGGTATGAAGGGGCAGAGACATCTACAACCGATTGGAGTCAATCTGAGCAAGGGTTTATTTGCAACAAGGGAGATTTCCTTACAAGAGAAGAAGCATGGAAAATTGCTGAAAAGACTAACCAAATTGTACGTAGGGTAGGAGGAGATACTATGAATGGTGGTCGTCTCTTTTCAGAAAATCTATATTAAAGGAAATCGAATGAACAGAACAAGAGAAGATTGGCTACGAGAGGCAGCTATCCTTTTGAACGAGGATATTCTTTCTAAATACAAAACGTGTCTTCCAGAACTTTGGAAAGTGAGTGTAGGGTTTCCTTCTTCGGCGTCGGCCATAGGCCAAGCTTGGGACAAAGAAGCATGTGAAGACGGCAAAACACACCATATTTTTATTTCTCCTGAATTGGGTAATCACGATAAGGTGCAACTCCTACAAGTATTGCTTCACGAATGTATTCACATTGCCGTAGGTATTGACCAGAAACATGGAGGAGAATTCAAACGTGTAGCTCGTGATATTGGTTTGGAAGGGAGGCTCACTGCAACTTATGTATCTTCCGATAATCCTCTCTACCAACAACTTTTGGACATTTACCACGCTGTTGGATGGGAGTACCCCCACGTAACATTAAAGAAAAATGCAAAACCAAAGAAAGAGCGAGAAAAGACACAAACTGTTCTCGTGTCTGTAAATGACGAAGGATACGTTGTTAAAATCAAAAACGATGTTCTTGAGTCACTTGGATTTCCTGTAGACCCTTGGGGCGATGAAATGGTGGTTAAAGAGGAATAAATAGAAGTGTCGTCTGTGAAACATGCCTTGAAAGCGGTGATATACGATAAAAGGGGAAGGGTGTTGTCTGTAGGAGAAAATTCTTACACCAAAACTCATCGTGTGCAAGCGGAATATGCTGAACGTGCAGGAACGCCCCATAAAATCTATCTCCATGCCGAGGCCGCAGCTATCCTGAAGTGTAGGGATTTGTCCAAAGCTCATAGAATTTTTGTTTCTAGGACAAATAAGAGAGGAGATTTTCTTTTAGCTAAACCCTGTCCCGCCTGCGAGTTGATGATTAAAGAAAGCGGTATTAAAGTTGTAGAGTGGAGCGTAGGAGAATGAACAAGAGAAAAGAAAGAATTCTTGCCGACCCTAAGAAAAGGGACGCATATTATCGAGCCAAAGAAAGACTATTCGTTGAAATAAAAGAGCGATGGATAGCAGACTGCAATAAAATACAAGAAATGATTGAAGAGCTAAGTTTAATTATTAAAAAGGCAGAACAGGATAAGCTAGATAAGGTTGATCTAGACTTAGTGAAAATTATCAAGGAAAAGTTGGAGATGTAGAGTGGAAGAAATTTGTGAATTTTGTGAGAAACCTTGTACGGGGATGTGGATAGATTATGGTCTTGGTCTTGATGAGTTTTGGGGCAGTGTAATCAATCATGTAGATAAACAATATGTTAGTGACTGTTGTGAAGCTCCCCTAGAACCACGTGAAAGGGATGAGGATTTCGACATTCCTTCGGATTGGGAATACAGATAAGGAGAGACAGAAGTGTGGATAGTCGTAGGCCGAACAGCTTTGAACCGAAGACTAAAAGAGTTAGGTATATCTATTTCTTCTAAAAGTACAGATACTGATGTGTGGACTCTAGAAGATAAATGGAAACCTTCAAACAAGATCATGCTTCGTCTAGACCGTATTGTAATGTCTCAAGAAGTAATGAATGCATTTCAAGAACAGTCTAAATTTGAAGGTGCAGCAACACTAGAGGATTTGCTGGCAATTAAGCTGTCTCACTTCGCTTATGACATTTTCTGGCATAAACACAAACAAGATGTCCTTTTATTGAAAAAGCTTACAAAAGGGAAGTACAATAAGGAATTGTGCGGGGTGTTAAAAAAACATTGGGTAGAAGAGTTTGGGAATAAAGATTTCTTGTCTCTTTACAGAACAAAAGATAAATTCTTTGATGATTTTGTACCTAAGTTGCATGAACATGATTATCTGCATGAATTAGTAGCATTTCCTGACTCTCCGGTGTACGCTTCTTGTCTAAAAGAAGGTCACGATGTTTTTATTGATAAAGAAAAATGGAATGCTCTACCTTCTACCCGAAAGATCAGGATGATGAAGGAAGAGATTGCAGTGATTGCTTTAGAGCGTTGGCTCATCCCTACTCTTTCAAAACAAAAAAATGTGTTCACTATCCAACAAGCTTGGAACAAAAGTCTACACAAAACCGTTACACGCTTGACTAAAGGAATCTTTTGTGATTTCATAGTCGAGAATATTGAAGAATTTCTCTTTCCTCTTGAAAAAGAAATGTTGTATGTTTTATCCCGTTTAAATTTAAAGGAGATTTATATGAGCAAGACTATTACTTTGGACGACTTCACTTCCCTGGTTAATGAAGCCCTGCTAGCTGAGGGCGAAACCCCTCGTTGGGACGATGAATGGGACGATGTTGACATTCTTATGGGAGACTTCCCTGAAAACAATCGCGTGGAGTTTATTGAACAGGAAGGCGGTGGTGAAGGTGGGTCAGAAGATTGTTATTCAGTGATTAAGGTGGATAGTGTTTTCTATAAAGTGTTTTACAATTATTATTCCCATCACGGATTTTGTGTTGAATATGCAACGGTAAAGGAAGTTTCCCCTCAGGAGAAATTGATTACGGTTTATGAGTGAAGATTACAAAGGAAAAGAGTTTGGGAGGTGGCAGGTAATAGATACTGCCCCTTCCTATGTTTGGGTTAGTAAAGATAGTTTAAAATCTCAGAGGCACAAACAATTACTCTGTCAATGCAGTTGCGGTAAAATACAAGTTGTTCGCAAACAATACTTGTTAAGAGGCACTTCTAAGTCTTGCGGTTGTTTGTCGAGAGAGTTGTCTAAAGAGAGAGCAACAGATCACGGCAAGGTGGGTACAAAAGAATATGACGCTTGGATAGAAATGAAACGTCGTTGTTTGAATCCTAATTTTATAGGATATAAATACTATGGAAAACGAGGGATTTCTGTCCAAGAAAATTGGATTAGTAGTTTCGAGGATTTCCTCTCTCATGTAGGGCAAGCGCCTTCTGAAAAACATTCCTTGGATAGAATTAACAGTAATGGAAATTATGAAGAAGGGAATGTAAAATGGAGCCTCAGAGAAGAGCAAAACAAAAATCAACGGAAATTGCGAGGCACTAGCCAATTCAAATATGTCTATTTCCACAAGCAACACAAGAAATGGATTTGTTCTTTAACGGTGGAAGGTAAGCCTATCCATTTAGGAACCTTTGAGACAGAAGAGGATGCCGCTAAAGTTGTTTACAAATATTACTATGAAGTTTTTGGAGAATGGCCTCCTTACACGGAGAAGGACAGAGAGGTTTTAAATTTATGAAACAAGTATAAATACGACAAAGCTAATTAGAAGCCTTTTAAGGCGTTTTAACACAACGCCTAAGGCTTCCCCTATCCTTACACTTTTAAATCGCATACAGGGCGTCTGGTGCCTTCCTGTGCATGTTTATGGCTGAGAATTGTTATGACTGAAGAGCAAGCCTTACATCTCACTTACGAATATTTGTTTTCCGATGACCCCTATTCTTCTATGGCGAGGAGTAGGTATACAAAGCTTTGGAATATTAAAAATTTACCTAAAGAATGTTTTGTTCCTTGGCAGAAAGCGAAAAAACTTCAATTGTTTCATTCTCGCAGAATAAATCTAGTGAACAAAAAGAAAAAGATCACCCATTCTGGTATCTTGTCTTGTTCTGATGTTCGTGGTGTCTCTTATTTTTCAGATAATTTCTCGGAAGGAAGTTTCCTTTTTCCTGTTTTATTGACAGAAAGCGATATTGTTGTAGATGCAAGAAAAGTAGTAAAGTGTATTAAGAAATCCTTTTCTAGAGATAATGACCAAGAGAGGATGGATTTTGCAGATTCCATAGCAGGTAGGGTGGAGAATGAAAATGAATATATGGTGGTGTATAGGCAAGGACTCATCCCTCAAGAATTCCAAAGTTTCTTTAGAAAGGAAGCAGCATGAAAGTAATTAAAGAAAATCGAAGTTTAATTCTTCTGTTTGTAGCAATGATTTTGGCTGTACTGTCTCTGGTCACTATGTTCCCACAACATGCTGGTGCTGGAAGCTATAGGATTCAAAAAGGGGGCCACACAATATATAAATACGAAGACATTACGCCTCAGTACAAAGTAGTGTGTTATTCTCGTGATGGGGTTGGAGGTTATCAGCTTTCTTGTGTAAAGGTGTAATGTGAATATTTATAAAAAACTTCGACTAGAATTAGATGAGTTCAGACAAAAAGAAATTAAAGCTATTGAGGAAGAAGCTTCTGCGCGAAAAGCAAAGGTATGGAAAGAGTGTAACAATCAGATTGCAGCCCTACAAGAAACATGCCCACATATAAACAAAAAAGAAAAAGAAGACTTCGATTACCACAAAAGAGAAACATGGTATGAAGTGTGGTGTGAAGACTGTGGCAAGAGATTAGAAAGGAATTAGAATGAGAGATGTAATATGGTTCCTATTCATAGTTATTGGAGGCATAATTTTCTCCGTTTGGGTGGTATTAGATTCCTCTGGGAATCTAGTGACAGATCAACAAAAAGAATTCTTGCACCAAGCAAGGGAGATGAAGCGAGAATGTGAGATGGCATTGCCACGAACAGAGTATTGTGTGCTACAATTTGTCCCTGCACAACAAAAGGATTGAGGGGTGTTATGAGGACAAGAATTAAGGTGGTGGAGAAGACAGATTTCTATGGTAATGTTTCTGCAGAATACATTCCACAGAGACAACACTGGACGGATTGGCCTTGTTGGGTTGTCACTGATGTGTTTAGTGAACGTGGCCCATTCTTTACATTAGAGTCCGCACAACAAGAGATTGATTGGTTTCTAGAGAGTCAGAAGCGTATGAAGGCTGAATCTAAGAAACGCACTGTTGTAGAAGTGAGTTATATCAAATATCCTTGAGGAATGACAATGTATATTCTTATTGTAGAAGGCAAAGAGGTGATAAGTAGTTACGGCAATCCACTATCTAGGGAGGGAGAGGAATACTACGTTTGTAAAGAGCCAGAAGGGTGGGTGGAGGCTACGGGGAAATCGTTAACTTTCTCTACAGAAGGCGTTCCACGAGAAATAAAAACATTTCGCACACAAGAAGAAGCTATCGCTTTTGCTAAGAAGTGGAAGGGACATCCTTGGTGGGTAAAGCCTAATGGAAATTTCAAGTTAGTGGAAGTGAAGCCTAGATATGAGATTGTTGGATGGGAGATGTAGTGTTTAAATGGATTAAGAGATTTAAATCTAGAACGTCTTCCCCTCCTACAGAAAGGGTGAAGATTCTTAAAGAGAAAGTGCTGGATGTAGTGGAGCCATCCAATATAATTGGACTTTGGTGTTGGGAGAATGGGGAGGTGAGATTGAAATACTACCCAGAACTCCAATACCGGACAGCCAGCGCATCTTGTGGTTATATCATGTACAATCTCTCATATAAAGAAATGAAATGGCTTTCTGCACGGATGAAAGAGATAATTGATGCAAAGAGGAAGCAGTGGCTATTGACATCATGAACAAGTTGAGGAATTTGTAAGGAACAATTAATGAAAGATCGAGAATTACTAGAACTTGCTGCAAAAGCAGCAGGGATAGTTCAAACAGGATTTGTAGAAGGCGATGAAGACTTTTATTGTGCTTTATTATATACCAACCAAGATGATTGTTCAGTGTATTGGAATCCTTTAGAAAATGACGAAGATGCTTTCAAGCTTGCGATATTCCTCGGAATGAAAGTAAGCGGAAGACAAGCAATCATAGAGCACCCCTATGAACCAGAGCTTTGTAAACCTATTTCATTTTCTTATATTTCCACGGAAGAAGAACGGGATAACGTGAAAGCAACACGATTAGCTATTGTTCGTGTAGCCGTTAAAATAGGGAAGAAGGGGTAGACATGTATTTAGACAATATTGTCACAAGGATTAAAAAGAAAGTACATTTTGCTGGATGGGAAGACTACATTCCTGAAGTGTTTAACGGGGAAAAGTGGAAAGAAATCTTTGTAGAAGGGATGTTCCACACAGAAAGAAAGTATAGCGAGTCTTATGCTAAAACCACTATCGACAGATACATTCAGCAGAACAGGATAAAGGAGATTGAATATATTCCCTATCCTCTTGCACTGGCTGAGAAGGTGAAGAGTTTGAGAGAGAAATCTTCTTTAGAAGAAAACTTTGAATCTTACGTGAAGATTCTTTATACACACTATCCTGAATCATTTGACAAGGATGATTACGGGGAATACATCGGTCGGGTGGAACGGGAGGGACATCCCGTAGATGTTAAGTGGTTGTGGAATGCTTTTAATCAAGGTTTCTTGACAGCCGTTGTAAGAACTAATACACACAGGATAGAAAAACAATGAATGAAATAAAACAAGTGTTCACCTATCTAAAGGAAAGAGAAGATTGGTACAAAGAACAGATCAGGGTATTACAAACTCAATGTCCACATGAAAACGTGGAAACAAAAAGAGGGGCCAATACAGATAATTGGGATTATCAAGATTTTTATTGGGTTGTTGTTAAATGTCTGGATTGTGGTATGGTAGCAAGGTATGACAGTAAAGAACATCGTGAGCAATATAGAAAGTATTGCTAAAACAAATAGCCCCTTTAGGGGCTATTATTTTATCTGTAGTTTGTGGATAATTTCATCTATCCTTTCACACTGAACGGAAACAGGGATATTACTATAAGAAGGAATAGCTAGTGACAACAAAATATCTCTACATTCATTCCAAGAAGCGCCTGTTTCATCCACTGCTTGTTCTATGTATTCATACATTCGCTCATGAAGTTCATTTGCAAGAGACATAATACTATCTCTCTTTTCCATAACATCTTCTCTGCCTAACCAGCTAGGGATAAACAAAACTGATGTTCCTTTCTTGGAAGCTTTTGCCTTCACTTTCCGTCTTACCTGCCCTACAACACCCTTCTCTATCTCATCCCCGAAGATTTCTTTTAGACAAGAATACTCTTCAGAAAACAACACCCCTTCTTTTCTCGAAGCAAGAGTATAAATAGAATCAACAGCCTCGGACATAGAAATATCTTCAGGAGGAGTTTGTTTCAATACCTTCTGTACTGTTGTAGTGGAACAATTATTCCTACGGGCAATCTCCCTAATCGAAAACCCTTCCTCTCTATCCAAGTGTATGGATATGTTTCTTTGTTCTTTCATACACTCCTTTAAAATATAGCCCATATAACTGTGTCATTATGCCACATAAAGGTGAGCAAGTCAAGAAAAACAATAAATATGTGTCATTTTTCTCTCTGAAGTGTGTCACTTTGACATATACACTAACACTCTTTTTGTTAATAATATCAAACACTTAGATGGGTGTGTCAGTTTTGGACGTAATATATTATACACCCTCTAAAATCAATTGGGGCTATTCTAATGTTCCCTCTAAAATTTCTCATTGAAATATCCCCGAAGGGGAAGCCCCAACATATATAAATATCTCTTAGTAGGACGCTTTATGACCCGATTGATAAAAGCGGGGCTTAACGCGCCCCACACCAATTAATATTCCCTCACCCATAATATTAAAATATCTATACCCATTACCCTACTAAGATTTAACATTAAGATGAACATAATTTTAATGTTCCCTACTCTTAGGGGATACGTTCAACTAAGTTTCACGTGAAACATTAAATGTTCATTACAGAATAATAAATAATCATAGAAAGAATATTAATGTTCCTCATCTTTTAATATTAAGAGGAACATATAATTATGTATTAAATTCATTATTTGTTGTTTTATTATTACTTTTAGTAATGAATAATATTAATAGGGGCTTGACCAAACCTGACGTTTTGGCCTCGCACTGAGAGTAATTATTGTTATTTATATGTCTTGTATATCAATTTTAATGTCGTTTGTATTTGTAGTGGAAAAACGACAAACATTGTTTAATACTACCCTATGTAACATAAGGGTATTACCTCATGAGTGATTACAGGCGTTCTAAGCCCTTCTATTGTCTTTCTTGTATGAAGTGTTAGCCCTGATTGTTTTAATTGATTGTAGGGCTTCTAATGGCCTTCCCTGGCCCTGTTAACGTATTATTTATTGTGTGTTAGCTTGTTGTATGAAACAAACAAAAGAAAGCCCCTATCAGGGGCTTAGTATTACAACATACGAATAGATTTAATTTCTCCGTTCTTTAATCTTATCATATATTCTTGTTCTTTGTATATGATGCTTAATGTTCTTATATGCCCTGTTGCTGTTGTTATAGAATTGTCATATACAATTGTACCGTACCGTCTGATTGTTTTATATGCTTCCATTAACGGGTTGTCTGATATTGGCATGTTCGCTCCTTAGCATTTCTTACCGTAGTTGATACGGTAAAATGTATTTCCGTTTATCTCTGCATCCGAAACAAAAATAACAGTTTCAAACCCTGCCTTCTTTACGTCTAACGGTATGTTTTTATTTCCGTAGCGTTTGGCTTGTTCCTTTGTCATCTTCTTTTCTAGCTGTCCTAGTCCTACTTTTACAATACGTTTTTCTGTATGCTGCATGATGTTTTCCTTGTTGTGTGTTTCAGTGATTACATTATAAGCAAATAATTAAAACAATACAAGCTTTCAATTGTAAATGTATGTGTGATTTATGAAGAAAAATAAAGCCTGCTAATGCAGGCTTTTTGCTCATTTCATCTATTTACCCCAATTACGTAAAGCTAGAGCATGTAATTTTATATGAATGGGCCGCATATATTCAGTAGGGTTATTCATTGATTGTCTTATCCATTCAGGGGATTGTTTCAGCAATAAGCCTAAATACTGACGTTTATTCATTTCCCTATTTCCTCAGTGATATTATACATGGCAAAAGCATCAGACATTATTGCACCTCTTCCAATTGTTTACGTATTGTCGGGTAATGGGATTGCTTACTAAGCATTACACAGCATTTCTTGTGATTCATGGGATAGGCTGTAAGATAGGTTTTATTTCCTGTCTTTTCGTTTATGGCTACAATATGGTATAACCTTTCTTTGTTCATGCTCTTTCTCACAGTTTAGGCTTTTTCTTTGAAAGCTTAAATTCAATTTCCGGTTCATCTTTTTGAAACACTGCTAACCATGCTTGCGCATTTTCTTTAGAACATTCTCTTTCTAGCTGCCAGTGTAAGCCCCTGGCTACGCTCCACCGTTTACTATACAAGTTTATTGTACGCATGCTTTGCTATTCCTTTTTGCCAAATAATCGCACCTAGCAATAGCAATTGATAATCCATCTTCTGTTAACGGGTATGCACTATCACTAACAGAATGTGTAATACCGCTTTTGAAAACAATGTACATTTCTTGTTTCTTATCACGGCACACCCAATAATTGCCGTTTTCGTGCATAATGTCTGCTACTTTGGTTTGTACGTGGTGCATATCTTACCCTTGGCTATCATCTTCAAAGTTTAATATATTGTACAATTGATTTATTGTTTTTGTCAAGTTTTCTCTGTCTTTCATCCAGGCTAACAAAGCTTTATATTCTTGTGTACGTGTGATGTCAAGGTTAGCAAGCTTTAGCAAGCCGTCTAACTCTTCGCCTAATATGTCATCAGCATGGGCTTTTGCTTGCTCTTCATTCTCAAACAGTTTACCGTCAAAAGTTTTGTAACATTCTACCGTTTTGTATTGTGACATTTCAAACACTCCATTAATGCATGTTCATTATAAAACAATTCTTTCTACTTGGCAAACTATGCGGCCTTATTTTGGCCGCGTCCTGCTAGATAAAATCGTTTATAAAATCTAGATTGCTCCAAGCTAGTACACCGTTTATATCGTATCCCATGCAATAATCAATCCAGTAATCATATCCTGTTTTATCGTTTAATACACGCTCCGCTACATCTTCCAATGCAAAACCGTTTATTTCTTCTGATATGAAAAACCTATGTCCGTCTGACTCTCTGACAAGGTAATACCCTTGTATAACTTCGATTGTGGGCTGTTTGCCTGAGCTAAACAGTTTAGTTTTCTTCTTGCCGAACTCAATCATTTTTAATCTCTTATTTGACTAACATTAAAACCATTATAAAAGAAAAAGACGCTAAAGGCAAGCCCCTAGCGTCAATTATTTTGTAACAAATCTTTGTGTTTTAATGGGGCTGCCATACAACAGGCTTCCGGCCTTTACCCTCTTTATCTGCATGTCCTGCGCGTCTTACAATCCCTTGTTTCTCTGCCCAGGCTAAAGCGTTATTAGTGTTTGTCACAGTAGCCCCGAAACGCTCCGCTAGGCTCTTAGATGTTATTGTCCCTGGCTTCTTTTCCTTAGCCCATGAAGAAACAGCAAAACGGAGTCGTGCGGCTTCCATGCTTACGGGCTTTCCTTTCTTCGCTTCCATGTCAATATCTCCTGAGTGATTTAATCAGTAATTCAATTTATGGGGTAATTATAAGGCTTTAGGGGTAGATTGTCAACACTTGTTTTATATGTCTTTTTGAAAACTTCTGTTGAAAGAAAATACGTAATGCAATCATTGCCTCCTTTCATACTGTATTGTTCAATCATAACGTGATCGTCTTCTAGCCTATACCCTTTTAAGTAGCATCCGGCTATATCGTCAACAAAGAATAACATTTTTACACCTTTTCAACAATAGTTTTTTCACACGAAAGAGCGTACATGCCCGTTTCATCATAATTAGATATTTCTGGAGCATGAAGCATTAGCGATGCTCCGCAGTCGGCCATACTTGGCAAAGTGTCTAAAACGTATTCTTCACACTCTCCGTTAAAACAAGCTACAAACACCAGAGCATAAACGATATTCATTTTTCTATCTCCTAAACATTGTGAAGACAGTATAACAATAAAGAAAAAGCCCGTCAACTGTTAACGGGCTTATATGTGTAAAAGATTGTAATTAAAAGTTTTGAATAATGATTATTTCCGGGTCTTCGTCGTCATCGTACAATACTGTTGTTTCTCCTTCCAAATGGTCTAGCATATCGGAAAATTCGGGATAATCTTCCTCTGTCAAGTCGTACTCTTCCCGCACTTCTTCGATGTTGTTATATTCTGACCATTCACAACAAATAGCTATCGGGTCAAATTCTACGTTTTCGCCTGTGTCGTCTGAATAACTTTCGTAGTGTTCAAACAACAAAGATAAACCACGCGATGAGAAATTATCAGGCCGTACCTTTTGGAAAGCATCAATAAAAGCGGATTCTGTCAAGGTTTGTACAATTGGCATTACATATCCTTAGTAAGGGTAGAGAACAATTTAATTCTACTGCACTTTGTTGTATTTGTCTAATGTTTTAATGCTTGTCTAGGAACAAGGCAGGCAACAAAACAGGACACACTAACATTACAACAAAGAATACTACAAAAAACCATACTATTTTAGACATTCAACTATTCCGCAGAAGATAGGGACACATAACGGCTACTCCGTTTCTCCTTCTGTTGGCGTTTCCAGGGCTTTATTTTCTCCCGTTTTGTCTCTGCTGGCTTTTTCCCTCCTTTACGCTTTAGCGTTTCACGTGGAACAAAAATACCGTGTTCGTCGTCTGCCCAATTCATACCGCGTTTCCTTCTCCGTACACTTTTTCAGTAAGGTTTTTAATAAATTGTTGCTTTGTCCTTCCCTTTATTTCCACCCCATAGGCTGAATAATAAAGTTTAGCGGCCTTTAGCGTCATCTTTCCTAAATCTAGTGATGTAATGATGCTTTGCGCCCTATCTGGTGTTAATATCCAGTGTTTCATGTTACGCCTTTTTGCTTAAAGCACGTGTTACCGCGTTTTCAATTTCTTTCTCTCGTTTCTTGCTTCTGTTCTTTTCTGCATTGCTTAGAATGTGGGCAATAATAACAAGCGGCAAACCTAAAGGGAAGATTATGAGGGTTAGAAAGTAAATGATTACCCATTTCATAGCGTCATGCTCCGAAAATGTTGGCTAATGTTGTTTCAGTAGGTTTATTATAGCACACTCCCGTTAGAGTGTGCTAGGTATAACCCCACGTTTTTAATGTTTCTTCGCTACTGCCCAAACTGTAGCAGGCTTGCCCCTGCCGCCTGTTGCTTGCTTTTCACCTGTCGGTATTACAATATTTTGACGCTGCAAAGCGAACAAATTATTATTAACCTGTACTGTAGTGGCTCCGGTTTCTGCTGCAATCTCTGCCGATGTGAAACCCTGCGCCTTACTCATGATAGTTTCGCGGATACCCTTAGAAATTGCCGTAATAGCGGGTTTACGCTCCGGTTTGATCTGTTGTACTTCTGCTGCAAACTCCGCAAGCTTTGCCTTACTGATTTTGTTTTTCTTTGCGAAACTACCGATAACCGATTCCAAAATAGCCTGTTGCATGTTCAAATCTCCTAAAGATAAAACAACTTCGTTTCAATGTTTTAATTATAGCACCCTACTTTTTAATTTGCAAGATGCTATGTATTAAAACGTTCAAAAGCAAAACATTTTAATTTTGGGGCTTCGCCTCCTCGACACGCACGGCCCGAACATAGTTCGCAGTAGTCTTGTTGTGGTAGCCCTGATGACCACTGGTGAAGGTCTGATACCAACCACGCGACGAATCATTCTCGTATTCGTCATTTGTCCAGTAATAATCATCAGTCTGAAACTGTTTACGCAATTCCTTATTATTATAACACAAAAGCATTACAACACGTGAGGGAAGCTCGAAATTATCACCCAGGGAAGCGCACCAATCGCGGGCTTCTTCCTGTGTCATCTGTTCGTCTGCTTCCGGCCCCAAATAATAACGCTTGCCGTTCACCTCTCCGATAAATCCGTTTTGGTTAACAGGGGTAAGGCTGTATTCTACGCCGTCAATAATGATTGTTTTTGCTTGCATGATGTTTCCTTTTTTGAAAGTGTGTTTATCAATCCAACAACCCTTGTATTCCCGTTATTATAAGCATTCCCGCTCATAAAGGCGTTTATTGCTTCTTGTGTGATCTTCCGCATGTCCTACCCTTTTGTGTTTCGTTCAATGTAAAGCTATTGTAGAGTGTTAAATTTAACTTGTCAACCCCTTAATTTGTAACTTTTTCGATGCTTGCTTTACTGAATAGTGGGGTATGTTGGAGTCTTGCAATTTTTGCTTTTGCTTCTACCTCAGAGTATGGCAGGGCTTCGCTTTTATTTCCTGTTGCGTGTTCTCCTGCTCTACCTGTGTAGTAGCTGCCATCAGCAAAACGAATAACGCAATTGTACCGGCTTTCCATGTCCTTACATCCTTTCAACTGTGTATGTTACTAACATCATAACACAAAACATTAAAGCTGCACAAGTGATTAACTCTATTTTCTTGCCCATTGTTTCCCTCATTTAAGACAAGCATTAAGCCATTCTGTTAGTAATTGTATAGCGTCTTTCTGTTCGATGCAACCTAAAACAGCGTAAGGTTTACCGTTAACGTCCAAACAAGCTACAAAACAATCCTTTCCAGGCTCAATATAAAAATGAAATACATCGTTATTTATTAGTATTTTAGCATCAAATAATTTCATTTTGCAAGCGTCCAATAAAAGCCCTGTTGCTTTTATACAACAGGGCGTGTCCTTGTCTTTCTTTATTCTACGTGGTGTGAAGTTTTGAACAAGGCTGTTAACTTGTCTTTGCCTATCGTTTTAATTGCTTTTTGCGCGTTTGCTTCCGTATCGAATGCAGGGCTAAGGCGGGAAATCTTGCTACTCAGTACATAACGCCTTGTAGTAATTACCTTTTCTGCTTCTACGTCATATTCGATTAACCATTGTGCTACCCGTTCTTTCGTTGTCGTGCTGCCTTCACACTTGCGAAGCATCAAGAAAGTATTTATAGCGTCCTTGTATGCTTCTGCATCTTCTCTACTAGAAAACACGTTAGCATGGTCTTCTGTTGTTTTCTTGCTGCTCATCTCCCCTACTTCAAATTGTCCGTTTTCGCCATCCTTTATGTAGTATGCTTGTTGGTTGTCTGTTTTATCGGGGTAAGGTAAGAGGGAAACGGGGTAGGATTTTTCATCTAACACTTTCCTGAGTTGGGCGGCCTCTGACTCAAGAGAAATCAAACGTTCTAGGGCTTGCTGGCGGGTAATAGTGTTGTTCATGGTGAAATCTCCTTGTGTTGTTTCGTGGTGTGTTGTAGGTGTCTACGGTTCCCATTATGAAGATTTGCAAATACGGTGCATATAGGGAAAACGTATTATTTCGTTCCGAATTATTCCCTAATGCAAAAGGCGTAAGGGCTTTCCCCTATGGGCTGCTGTTTCACGTGGAACATATAGCAACCAATCAAACATTACAGACACAAACCAAACAGACAAAGAAAAACCGCCACGCTTGTTAGGTGTGGCGGCTATGTTGTGCGGTTTCTCGTTTGTGGTTCAAAACTTAAACACTTTACCAGCAATAGCTAATGATTTTATGGTAGCTATATTAACATTTCTCCATTGCTCATTACCGTTTTTGTCCTTCTCTGCCAATACTACCGTTAAATATTTGTCTATGTGTGCTGTAGGGTTGATTCCGTCATGCCCTGGTACTGCTCTTATATGCCCGTTTATCTTCCGTAGCGTTCCGTCTTTCTTCTCAAACTCGACAGTAAAAAACTTGTTCCCTTGGCTTTTTATGAACTCTTTAATTAGTCTTACGTCCCTTGGCATGGCATCACCTCTTAAATTTCAAAATAGGTATCTTGTCTAACCCGGCTGTATTCCTTCTTAAAATCAGCCATACGAGAATAACGGTTTACTGTGTAGTCTAGCGTCTCCACCAGATCACGCGCAAAATCTAGTTGCTCCGATAGCCGCTCTTCACTCCTGTTCAAGGCTTCTATCTCTTTTTCATAGCTAACAATAGTGTCTAGCATGTCGTCTATGATCTTACGCACTTCATCTGAAACATTAGTATAGCGTAAAATTTCCTCATGGGACATATTAGAAGCTATGTTATGTTGCTGTTGCTGCATTGCTACGTTTCCTTTTGTTGCTACTGTTAAAAGACGTTAGAATTATTGCCGAACCGATAAACATTTTCTAATTGAATTTTTCTATCACTCTCCACTTCTGATAGATTTTCTCTATCTGTTACAAGTGTTGTTTTTATACCACTGTTGTATTTTAGACACAAATTTGTAACAGTGAAAATTTTCTTGTCTCCTCCGACTTCTGGCCCTTGTGCTGCCGATATCTTTCCCGCCAGCTAATGTTCTGGCTAGGACATAATGCTCTAGCTAGAACTTTATAATGTCCTGGCCCGTTCTTTAATGCTTCAGCCCGTTCCTAAAAATGCTGTAGCCTGTTCTCAAGCCTCCTATCGTGCAACAAGCAGAGAGAAGAAAACAGCCTAAGCTGTAAGGCTAGGAAAGGAAACGTGAAGCATACTACAAAAGACTACATTGCAACAAGCTGTGTACCTTCCTTACAACACACCTGACCCCTTACTTACATACACATTTACTGCCACGCCTTGACAAGAGAGCAGTAACCGTCTCTACAATACCTGTAGGACGCCGTTATAGGGGCTACAACAAGTTGAATATCCTTACTTGAGGAAACATACGTGTTCTGTTAAAAACGTCTTTGAAGCTCTGTAAACACTTCTACGAAATCATCATGTATATGCGTTTTCTTAATAAGGACAGCCCTCCATAATCTGAAATATCTATGCGATTCTCTAATTAGAAGGGCCACCCATAATCCTAAATATCAATCCTCTTTCTTTTCAGCAGTGTCTTTAATGTATCCATCCAATTTCTGATTAAGAATACCCATCACTTTACTACCCACTTCAGCAGTGTTAGGGTGTGTAGCGATCTGTTGCGCTGCATACGCCCCTGCCATTGTGTAAGCTGTACGTTCAGAAGGTGTAATCACCAGTGCAGCTACTATTCCAATCAAAATCTTCAACCACTTCTTGTTGTATGGCTGATCTTCGTAGTTAGACAACTCATCCATCCAATAAAGAGAATAGAAAATTCCAAAGATTATTAGCCCTATCAACGAAGCTACTAGAGCAATCTTCAACGGAGTGAGCATACCGATAAAATAAACAATAAAAGCAAGAGTCATTTATTTCTCCAAAAGAATGTAGGAACTGCCACAAGTTATACGAGACATTTCATCTTTTGTCACACGTAAGCTGTTTTCTACTTCTACAGGCTCCGACCACCTGTTACCGTCAACTAAACAGATTAAAGACATTCCATACCGGGTAATAGAAGCTAAGATATACTCCTGTGTTCCTTCTTCACAGATATAAAAACGTTGCCCCCGGCAATACCAATTCTCTTGTTGACTCTCAAGAAACATTTGTTCAATTTCCGGTTGGTTAGACAACCATTCGACTCCTTCTGGCGTGTTCCACCAATGCTTTTGATCTTCCATTTTCAATACCTTCCTTTAAAGATGTTCCAAACACGTACACCATTATACATCAAAAATACTTTCCAAGGGGCAACTTTCAACACATTTAAAGCTTCTTTAAAAACAATATCTGTTTGCTTGGCTGTTGCTTTAAAAGTATTTATGCCGTCTGTGTATGTTTTCTTTTCTAGTAAGAAATCATGTAAAACACACGCTTGACCATAATCTGCCCAAGGCGGGAACAATATCCATGTCCAACGAGGTGTCGAAGCGCCATCAGATACAAACCCTGCGGGAACATCCACCCAAACCCGCTGTCCCGCTAGCATATCGTCTGAATAGAATGTGAACCCCTCTAACAAAGAAAACAATGCTCTGCGTCCTTTATTTTGAAGGTATTGTATCTTCAGGTTAGAGGTGAACTTGTTCTTGCCCATACGCCTCTTTCGCCCACCAAAAGTTATTATTTTCTGCCCACTTTTGATCTAAAAGATGCGGGAACTTCGTCGCCAAATCTTTAGTGTCGTAAGCTTCTGCCATAACCCTAGGTTTGTCTAACGCTACGCAATTGTTCAGTTGCAGCACTACTTCTTCCAGATTAAATTCTTTTGTTTCGTCAAATAGCTTGTCAACAGGGATTCCGTACATACTACCTACTTCTTCTTTCACACTCTGCCAATCTTTATATTCCTTAGCTGCAATAGTGAAGAGAATTCTAAGCATTTCTGCTTTAGATATTGTATAGCCTCGTTCTGTATATTTCATTACCCGAAGTGCTGACACAACAGGATAATCTGTTCTCCCATTAAAGGAGAGGTAACGCTGTGAACAGTGTTTCAAGAAATCTGGATGCGCCCACATCTGTTGTGTTGCAAAATCGTAAGCACACATATTAACAGTAAAATCAAAAGCATTAAAAATGTCTTGAATGTCGGGGAACATTTTATAAACGATGAATTGAATCGCATTTTCGCTCCACTTCTCTTTGCAGAGGATACTCCGATCAGTGGCAAAATTTACTATGACATCATAACTGCTCAAGACGCTTCCGCTTTCAGGAGTGTCATAAATATCATTAATAATACTTTGAAAGCCTTCTACGTTTTTAAAATAAATGTCGTAATCATTTACTTCTTTGTTAGTAAAAAGACTTGTGAGAGCGCCGCCTGCCAATACAGCATTGGCTTCTGCGAGGCACGGCACAATATCCGTACAAAAAGAAGCTTCAAGCCTTTCTATTTCTTTCTTGCTTTGAGAGGTGATGTTAATCATCCCTTCCTGTTCTGCGAGAATATATTTCTTCCCGTTGATGTCAACACTTTGCATAAGCCGTCCCTGATTAAATCGTTATTTTTCTGTGCTAGAAAATACGTAGTAAATAAGACTTTCTACCATCTCATAGCCTGCCTCTCCATTAACGCTCTCTAGACACCCATCGTCATCTAACTTCCCTGGAATTTCTCCCATAGCTACGAGGGGATAGAGTAAATCATATTCCCACCCGCTGTTACCAAAGGGACGCTTTCCTGAAAAGCCTTCCCCTTCTTGCCATAGCTTTAACAATAGCTCTTGCAAGTATTCCCGAATGGAGTTGGCATCTGCATCTTCAAACTCCCATTCATAATCCAAAATCTCATCGTATGTCATTTCTATATTTCCTCCAAGGACTTAGGAACACAAACCAGTACAGGAGCTATCTTTCCAGTGGCTTTCTTTATCTCCATAATTGCATGTTCACACGCAGCTTTAGAATTAAATTCTTGCATCTCCGCTGCTGCGGATTTATATCCGAATATGTATAACACCAATATGAATGTTGTCATTGTTTTTCCTTTATCGAAAAAGAAGCCCCGAAGGGCTTCCGATTACCACTTAACGAACATTCACAAAAGGAAGAGCACCGTTAGGAACCATAGTGGCAGGGAGTGAACCATCCCAACGTTCTGCTGCAATCAGATCAACAAGCTGGCTATTCTGGCGAAGAGCATCACCTCGTTCACGAATTGCTTGAGCTTCAGCTTCACCCTTCAGCTTAATAGCTTTTGCTTGAGCTTCTGCCTCAGCAAGCGCACTATCGGCACGACCCTTAGCCTGCGTAACAGCAATGTCTGCGTTGATTTTCTCTGTTTTCAGGTTTTGTTCTCGTGTAAACACTTCCACCTCTGCCTTCATACGCTGTTCAACAGATTGTTCATAAGCATCTGAAAAAGCAATCTCTTCTACTTGAACACTATCAATAATAACGGGCTGTCCCTCTACACTCTTTCGTAGAGCCTCATTAATACCAATAACAAGAGAAGCACGTTCTTGGATGGCCCGGATAGCTGTGTATTGTCCAAACACATTCTTCACTTCATCTGGAAGCTTTCGGTCAATTACACGGCCTTGCATATTCTGACGATTACCGTACATGGTGTACAGGGATTCTACGCTATCTGCTGGAATGCGATATGTAACACTGATTGCAAGCGTGGCAGGTTGTTGGTCACGGCTGTATGCTTCTACTGTATCGAACCTTACCGTATGTGCTCGTACACTTACACGTTCGATAGTTTCCACGAAAGGCATCTTGAAGTGAAACCCTGGCTCTGCCGAGCCTGACACCTTACCGTATGAAAGCGTAACAGCACGTTCCCCTTCATCCACGGTATACCAACTGCCCAAACCAATAGTAAGACCAATGATGGCTACAATTGCCAGAACAACACTTGCAATGATATTTTTAATTTGCATTATCGTCATCTCCTTTAAACTTGACGTTAGAAACCAATTGTTTAACCCCATAAATCACTAGGGCCACAAAAATTGTTGCGCCTGTAAGCGTAAACACTACACTCATGGATTTTCCTTCAGAAAATTATTCAACGAAGACGGCCCGAACATAGAACGCATCAGGCTTGGTGCTGTAGCCCTGACTACCATTGTAGAAGTACTGAATCCAACCATGCGACGAACTGTACTCATCTTCAAGCCAGTACCAATCATCGGTACGAAATTGTTTGCGGATTTCAGCCTTTTTGAATGCAAGAACGCCTACTTCTCGTGGCATCAGTTGACCGCCAGCCGACGCGACCCACTTCTTAGCCTGCTCCCAATTCATTTGACGATCAGCCTCAGGGCCAAGGTAATACTTTTTACCGTCTACTTCGCCAATAAAAATCTTCTCTGTAGGAATAGGAACCAGCTTGTAAGCCTTGCCATTCACATACGCTACGTCATCCTTCACGAGTTCGATATTGGACATTTTCTTTCTCCTTAAAAATTTCATAAACATAAATCTCACCACCAATGTCTAGAATTATACCATCATTTTTCTTGTTGGCAACAACTTATATGACAGTGTATCTATTTTTCCACAATCTTTTTAAAACAATGGTTTGTTAATGGATTGTTTCTGTATTACGTTTTTCCATAATAAATTTTAAATAACTACGAAAATCCATTGTCTTGCCTGCCATGTCGGGTAAATCGTTTACCACCCAATAAAACTCACCCTCTTCTTCATAGGGAAAGGAAATGTTTTCGATATAACGAAACATCTCTGCTTCTTCTTTCAAAACAGAAACATCTACGTCCATCAGAATGTCGCTCAAGAGTTGTTCCGTGTGTTCCATCCCTCGGGTATGAAAGTAATTTTTTAATGTTTCTAAAAAATCTCCTTCAATGAGATAATACTTCTTAGTCATTCTCCTGTCCCTCTGAAGTTTCTTCAAACACATCTGCCCAATATAAAATACCTTGTGGAGCTAACTCCCAAAAGAAAGCACCAAGTAAATCTTGCCCTAATGCCACTCCGTTGGGGTTGTCTTCAGAGTATTCCCCTAGAATGTCCACCACTTCAAGAAGCTCTACATGGTATTTTTCGGGAAGGCTAGAAAACAGGTAAGAATCTTTGTAATAATGCATTTATGTTTCTCCTAAGCGATTTTAGTTAAGTTACCAGCGCGGCGAGAATAGCTTCCCCACCTTCCCACATCAATGTATCCGTTTCCAATTAAAAAGAAATCCGTCTCCTCCACTTCAAACGGAATTGTTACAACGTCTCCTGTTTCCTCACATCTCCATGTGGTGTTAGCCCAATTATTTTTAAATAAATACCTAGTTTTCCACGTATGTTTCTCGGGGTCACGAGGAAACTTCCACAACTCTTGAAGACGATACTCCAACCGCTCAATTTTCTCTAGCACTAGAGATTCTTCTGTGCCTAGAGAAACGTGGTTCTCAATCATTTTCTCCAATTCTTCGTGAATTAAGTCGATTGCTTCAACGTTTTCAGCCGAAATGCCACGCATTTGTGCCAGCATACGGTTAGCTGCCATTTTCCTCTCCTGAAATTAAAAGAATTGCCTCTTCTGCTGAAATTCGTTCAATCTTATGCACACCTTGATAACTATCAATAATTGACTGCAATTGACTCCCATTCCAGCTTCCTAGCTTTCCTTCTGTAATTTTATCTAAGAAGTATACACTACCTGAGTATCCGTGAGCAAGTAGCGTATCCTCTTCTGTCTCAATTTTCATACAACCGCTGTTCAGACGCCAATGCTCCCCTTCTGTGAAACTGCCCATCCAACTTCCAAACACCTTAATTAAAACATTACCGCTGTGTTCAATTTTAATAAACTGCCATCCATCAGGGTAGTAGCTAGACATGCTTTTCTCCAAAATAATCAGCTAGGTCTTCCATTCGTGCCTGTATGTTTTTAGCCCCAATTGGATTCTGACTGTGTACACTCCAAATGAAGCCTTGAGGAAGATTATACACCCCTTCTACCAACTTGTCTTCCAACCAATTTATAAAGATGATAGCCGTATCCTGTCCACCTAAATCATGGTCAAAAGCTATTTCTTGAGGGATGCCGTAAAGGTCTATGGCTTTGATTGCTTCAAAAGAATTCCTGGCTACAAACCAATGAGGGTCGATTGGAAATCTCTCATCATCTATAAAAAGCTTGTACATTATTTCATTCTCTCCTCAATAATTTTCAACTGTCTAATCATGGCTCTTACACCTTTCTTATCTAGCTTCTCCCATTGGGCTTTAGCTTGATTGTACCCATCTGTACACGCTACCACATTCCCTCTGACATACCCCTTATTAGGGTCTATCCGATCTATTGTTTTACCTAAACCCCTCATCTTAGAATTAAAGCTAACGCCTGTATAAAAACATTTTTCTGCTCGTAGAAGATTTCTAACCGAAAGAACGGTCAAATCAAATTTCAATTTTCGACTAGCTGCACTGTTCTTTAGTGAAATCCACTTGTTAACAACTTGTTCTTCAGTAGGTTGCATTTAATTCCTCTAGATAAAAGAAAAGGCGACAGGAACAACTATAGTTCCCATCGCCCTCAATGTCAACAACTAATTTTCAATGTTGTAATTACGCAGAACATGCCTCACAATCTGCACTAACAATCACTCCACTCCGAGAATAAAAGTAATACACAGAAAGAATGTTTTCATCCAAAAATGCTTTAGTGAGAATCTCTGCAATCCGATCTTCATCGCCGTCTTCCGAGAAGAAGAAGTTTAAAGACTGTCCTTGACAAATCCACTTCTGCCTTACAGAAGCATAACGAAGAATCGTATCTTGGCTCACTTCAAACGCAGTACGGAACACCATTTTTTCTTGCTCTGTAAGCCAGTCTAAATGTTGTACACTTCCCACATTTTTAATAATACTGTCAATTGTGTCTTGCGTGTACTTCCCTCGTTCCACCATGAGCTTATAAAACTCAGGAGTGATACGACTCATACCACCTGCTGCACTTGATTGCTCAAACACCATACCTGGGTCAGGAAAAACAGATTCACTCATCCCGCCCTGAAGCAGGCTAGTGGACTTTGTAGGAGCTAAAGCCGTTCTATGCGTATTACGCACCCCATAACCCTTACACCACTCTGGTTCTCCATAAGCTTGTGCAAGCCACTCTGAAGCCCTTAGAGACTCATCGTGCAATGCCTTGAAAATCTCATTATTAAGAAAATGAGCTTCTAGGTCTTCAAAAGCAATCCTATTTTTTTGTAGATAGCTAGAGAACCCCAACACTCCCAAGCCAATAGCTCTACCGCGAATAGTGAAGTCCCTTACTTTCTCTAGACCGGGTACACCTTCAGATTGATTAATAAACTCGCTGACCACGCAATCCAGAAACACAGTTGATTCATAGATAGCATCCGTGTCTTTCCATTCATCATACCGATAAAGGTTCATGCTTGAAAGGACACAAGAAAAAGAAAGTGCTTCTGATGAATGAAGCATGATTTCACTGCACAGATTAGTAGCTTTAATATCAAGCCCCAAATCTTTATACATAAGTGGACGTTGCCTGTTCGCCTTATCTACAAAAAAGAAATACCCTTTCCCTGTAACAAGCTTGACATACAAAGCACGTTGAAAACGCCGATTAGCTTCCTTATCTCCTGTCTTGAGTTTGGCAATAAAACCATCACTCACCACCCACCCAATGTGAAGGCCGTCTGTTTCATGCTCAAGCAAGTCAATAAGCTCATCAAAGTCTCCATGATCTAGAGGTAGATAAGATGCTGTAGCACCCCGACGACTAGACCCTTGAGAAATCTTGGATGCCATCAAAGCAAAATCTTCAATGACAGGGACAGCGCCGCTGGCTTTTCCTCCTCGACTAATATTGCTCCCTCGTGGGCGAATATCTCCAAAATACCCCGAACACCCGAAGCCATACTTGGATAGCATTGCTTGTTCATGGAGAGCTTTATAAAAACTATCGACACTATCCCCAATCACACCGCCACTGCAAGAAATTGGCATACCACGATCTGTACCTGTGTTTGCAAGAACGGGCGTAGCAGGAGAGAGCCATCCTTTCCACATAAGATTAAAGAATTTCTCTTCCCATTCTTTTTCTTGACCTATCATGTGCTTCGCCAACGTTCTTGCAATTGTTTCAAACCTTCCCCGTACACTATTTTCGCCTGGAAACGCATACTTGGAAGTAAACATCTGATAAGATTGTGTTGTATACCACTCAGGTACTAGCCCTTCTGCTTGTAGCTTTTTCCGTTCATCGCTTAATTGTTCAAAACTCTTTGCCATTACACCTGCTCCTCCATATAAGGTCTGAAAGTCAATTTATGCTTTTCCCATGAACGTACATACTGAATTTGTTGTGCATGGAAGAAATCAGAATACTTATAAGAGGATAATTGATTATAAAACCACTCACTAACAACACCTTTTTCATCTCCAAACAAAGGCTTCATCTTTAGATAAGACAAAACAACGTCAATCCTATTGCGAACAAAGTGAAGCATTTCTGCCTTTGTTACTGTACGAATACCGCCTTTCTCGAAAATCATATCAATGATTCTGTATTCATGGTCGTAGACAGTACGAGCAATAGCATAAATTGTTTCCCGAATTTCCTTCTGTCTACCCTTAGGGAACAATTTAGCTTCTTTCATTTCTTCAAAACATTGATTAAACAGCCATGCACTGCCCATGCTGTGAAAGTTTTCATCTTTAGCTGAAGCGTCAATTCCAGCAGTAATGTGCGGAATCAAGCCATGACCTCCACTGTTAAAACTTTTCAGAAATGCAAAACTGCTAAACAATACCGCACCTTCCATGAAAGCAAACGCTGCCGTAGAAATTAAAGGGTCGTCTTCATCTGCATACTTGGAAACAAAGGCCATTCTCTCCTTTAATACTGCGTCTTCTTTCCACGAAGAATAAAATTCATCTGTGGCAATATTTAATGTTTTATTTATAAGATCATAAAATGGCGCATGAACACCCAACTCAATAAAAGAGAAGGTAGAAGCCATCCGTTGAATTTCAGGACGAGGAAACATTTTGTATACTTTTCCTCCCCAAAACTCATCTCCTCCTAACATCAATTCATATTGTGTGAACAAACGCAGGACAGTTGTAATACCATGCCGCTCACCTTCTGTACATTTTGTTCTGATGTCATCTTCATCTTTCTCTACACCCAACTCTTTAGCAAACCAAATGATTTTAGCTTGTTCTTCAGCAGCAGCAACTGCTTGAGGATAGTCAGTAGTATATGTTTCCTTTGGAGTCAAAATTCTAACCGTACCGCTCACAATGAAATTACCTCCCAATTATTGTTTAAACCTATATTTGTAACGCCCTGCATGTCACAAACTCACTTCAATACACCTTGTCATTTCACTACCACTTCCCCAATAGTTTGAGAGATGTTCTGTAATCTCTCCAGTGAAGTTAGACTCCTTACTCATCTCTTCCAATAATCGTAACAACGATACATCCTTCTTTCCGACTAAAATTTTCCACGCTTCTTCTGAAGCGTAGCCACTATTTATCCAGCTATCATCTAATCTTTCTTCCCCTACAAAACGAGGGGCATATACCACTTCTTTGTATATTGTTCTATGATAGCAAGACTCAACGTAAATTTCTTTGTTAATATCGAATCCAACATCATACAACAGATTATAAGTTTCTGTCAAATCGTCAGCGAGAAGGATGTCTTTTACTTCAGGGATACGACACATATCCCACACGGACATCCATTTCATTATTTGTCTCCTACCACTTAGTATTGTTGGGAATTAACTGTCTGTTTTGAATCCATCCCGCGAAGTTTCCACTCATTAAGCCTAAATCCTTGTGTTGAGCTGTAATTCCATCTTCCCACGTTAGGACATTCATATAATTGTTAATTCCATATAAATCTCCCCAAGGGCTTTTCATAGGTGTAGCTTGATGTTCACTAGGACTACTGTGTACAGGATTTCCATCTGCACCGTCTAGATTTAATCTTTCCACAACACGCTTTGCTTTTTCTAAACTATCGTCCAATAGCCTGTAAGAAACTTGAGCACAACAACTCATACTAATTGCTAGAGCATCTTCTAAAGAATCGTCTAGCCCTTCAATCCAGTACCCAGCACCGTAATAAGGTGTATGCCACTCTCCGGGCTGTAAAACAGCCATACCATTAAACTGTTCTTTGGCTTCTAGCATGAGTTCGCAGAGATACTTAAACTCTGGTTGAGCGTCTTCGTGGTTACGGAGCCAATAAAAATTCTCCCATTCTGTTCCTGTAATAACAGTTTTCATCCATTGAAAAGGCTCAAGAATTCGATTAACTATTTGTTTGTGTGCTCCCGCTTGATTCATTGAATCTGCTACGTCAACAGCATGAAAACAAGCTCTACGCCATTCGTCCATAACATAATGTTTAGCGTGAACATCTAACTCTTCTTTTGCCTGCATTCCTGCTTGATTCTTACCCCAATGAACAGGCATTGCAGGAGAAGACCTTACTAGGTCAATCACTTTCTGAATTGGAATTGCTCTTGAAGATGCAGCATTACGAGAAAGGACACGATGAGTCATCACTTCACTATGAATGAAACGGGGGTAGGTTAATTCCCATGTAATAATGTCTTTCCCTGTAACTTCAGACCTACTCCAAGCAATAATCTTAGCCTGCCACATCTTTCTCTCCCACCATTTTGAATGTCTTCTCTGGAATGGCATCTGCAATCTTTGGGCTTTGATGTCCAATCAATTTTAATACCTTCCCATCTTCCTTTCTTTTTACAACAAAATAATACTCACCTTCGTATGCCACTTCTTCAGCGTAAGCTGGAACTCCATTGTCGCTGTGCTTCTTAGCACTCCGTAGAGCAAGGTGTTCATTAGTAGTGTATTTTTGATTATTATTGTCAGCTACTAATTCTCGGGCTTGAGGTAAGTCCACGCCTACCGCTTCCAACAGAACATCTAAATAAGTTTGTAGATAGTCAACATCACAAGCCCCATCTACAACTTCTACAATATCTCTAGCAACTGCCGCATCATACTGTTCTTGTGCTTCTTCTAATACAAGCTTGGCCTGATGCTCAATTTGTTGCCAAAATCTTTCCCTATCTCCGTCAATACCTACCGGAGAATCGCCTTTAATACAATTAAACTTGATGATACTACTCTTATTAGGCAATATCGTCTCCTTCTAGGAAGGTATCAAGAACATTTGTCAATCCGTCTGTAATTTCTACAACCGCTTCCATGTCTTGTCTCTCCAAACTCACTGCGAGTACATCCCGAACAATAGCCATGTACTCTACAAAGGTTTCCAATGTGTCTTTTGCTGTAATTTCTTCCATTTCAATTCCTCATACAATGTTTGCTAGTAACGATTGTCTCTTTTCTTTCGAGAGAAGATTTACTCTACTCCGTCTCTGGATTCCCGTAACCTTGTTTCTATATCTTTGATATTTCCCAAGGTTAGTATAATGATATCCGTCCTTTTCCCATTCATCCATATCTAGAATTTCTTCAACGTAAACGTCAAAGTTGGGGAGTTTATTGTCCCAGGAAGAAAGAATGTTGTAAAGTTCTTCAGTGGCTAGAATATCATCAATATTGTAGCTCTTCATTTCTTCCCAAGCCTCAGGATTTCCCTTCAGACATTCACTCCAAAGAACGTGGCCCGGAAATTTCTGATGTTTACTCTTCTTTGTTTGTGAACAAAGATTGTCAGTCATATATTCCAGTTTATTTGAAGTGAAGCCAAACTGTTGCTTGGCAATCTCTACAGTGTCAATCTGCCTATATGTCGAGGGCTTAGGAAGTCCATTTAAAATAAACCGGGCATTAACTTTACGAGTGTCAAATTTCTTAACGTTTTGTCCAATAACAATATCAGCCTCATTTAATAGATTCCACAACTTGTGTAAAAGTAAATAATCATCTTCCATATCTACAGCTTGTGACTGATCGAAGTAAAACACTTCGTCTTCATTTAGCCACTTTGCAGCAAAACTCATAATAAACCAATCGTCTTCAATCTGGTTTAGCCCTACACCATGTTGCCACATACTCCAAATATGTGCTTTCAAAGGTGCAGTTTCAATGTCATAAACAAGGATTTTAGGGCCGCTAGAGCTTTTATTTGTTTGGAATGAGTGTTGACCTTGCCCCTCTCTGTTTAACGCCGTGGTAGACCTCTCCTGGCCCCGGAAAGCATACCGGAGATAATCATTCACTTGAGTTTTAGACATTCCAAGTGTGTCAGCAATCTTTCTTCCCGAATACCCTTGCAAGTACAATGTGTCTGCTTCTTTATGCCATGCTTGCTCTCTCATGCTGTTGTCCCTACCATTCTGCCGTGAATATATTCTTTAAAATTTTCTACTGTAGGGACTTCAATACTCACCCTACCCTCTTTATTCTCTAAGGCGTTATATTGAGCTTGCATGTGTTCTTGTAAATATTGCTTTGTTTGTCTTTTCGGGATATTAAACACCCTCTCCATTTCTCTGCTTACAGCTTCTAACCACTGCTCAGGTATCTTAATATCAATAGTTCTTACATCTTCCACTACCATTTCTCCTCAAATTTTCATAGAGACAATTTTACTGCTTCACTTTGCAAAGCCTCCTCTATCTGCTTTCTCCGCTTGGCCTGATTACTTGCTGGAATAATTCCTTTCTCCTCTAGCCACTCCTTGTCTTTCTTAGCTTTGCAAATTGCTATAGCTTTTTTAATTGCTAAAGCCTCTTCAAAAGAGATATTCTCCTTTTGCGCATACGTCTTCACTCTATGAGCGTCTTTAGAGACAAAAGCTAAATCGTCTTCTGTTACTAGAACAATTGCTTCTATGAAGGAACGTATATCATCCATACTTCTTAAAGAGTGGTTTCCCTCTAGGTGATCTACTTCTAAATCTTTTAAGGGGAGTGTAGCCCCTGTCAAAGAACAAACACCACCCCATACCTCGACCACCTTACCTCTAGGGTTGGGGTTAGGAATTTTAACCCTATTCTTTTTAATGAATTCTAGTTTAATGGGCGACCTGTTCCACAGGCTCCTACGAATCCCGCCTCGTATATAACTCATTAAAGCTGACTCGGTTTTCCACACATGCGGGTACTGCTTGAGTACCTTTTCTACTTTACTCATCTGCCCACGCTCCAATTTCCCGCAACTTCTTATCTAAAGCTTGCTCTGCATTTTCCTTCTTCCTAAAGTATCCCAAATTAAATACCCCACCTTTCCATTCAAATTCAACTGTCCATCTTTTACCGCTTGGTTGGATTGCACTAGGATATTCTCTTACAGGGCGAGGAGTGTCATTCCATTTTTCCCAATTATCCTTTTTCCATTGTTTTAGATTTTTGTCTCTACCCCTAAAATCTAATTCAAAAACATCAAGATTCCCCGGTCGAAGCTCACAGTTTTCTGTTACCTCTTTGTCTCTGTACCAATATTTCTTAGAGAAATTCCTGACAGACACAGACCGCAACGTTCGATAATAATCGTCTATTCGTGGATATTTCTTGTAACGGAAATATGTACTATCCATCCACTCTTGAGCTTTACGACGAGTGGGGAACACCCAACTTAGGCGTTCCCCTGTCTCTTTATGATACCAAGCGTAAAATAAATCCCTTCCCTTTAATCTAGACATCCTTTCATCACTTCCAATGCATTTTCATTGGTGATTACAGTACCATCTGACATCACAGACATACTCTCAACTGTGAGAGAACCTTCTCTTTCTTCGATAAGGTCTTCAGAGAGATTTAGAGAAGCGCCCACTACATCCCAAAGAAAAACAGAAAGTTCCACACCTTTTTGGGCATTCTCAAGAGTAGAAAAATAAGACTTCACTGTGTTGTTAGTGCCGGGAACATTATAGGAAAAGAGATAATGTTTACCCCCTGGTATGATATATTCTGCCTCAGGGGAAGAGTTTTCCTGCCCCCAAGTCTCCCTCACCTTTTGCATTTCTTCTACATAGGAAACACCAAGAGCGAATGCATCGAACAAGGTTGCACCATACAAACAAACATTCTCTTCAAAATACTTCCCTGCATCTTCCCAATCAATTTTCTCAGCCATAGTTTATTTCCTCCGCAATTTCTTGTTCATCTGCGTCTCCTCGTGCCATAGCCCACATAGCAAAAGAAACATCATTAGTGCGAACTTCTTCAGTAATCTCACCAACCTTGCTGGTGATAACATAATACTTATCTTGCTCTGCCATATCTCCCTCAAATAAGTTTATATTTGCTTAACACTTCTGAGGCTGTGACATAATCATTCTCATACCGCCACATTCTTGCCATATCCCAAATCTCATTAGCTACATACAGCCAATCAATTTTAATCTTGTCTCCTCTCCATCCTTCCACTTCAATTTCTTCTGGATAGAGTGTTTTGTAGGCATCTCGGATTACTTCAAAAGCCTCTACATCGGTACGGCAGTTTGCCAACACATTGAATGCACTCTTTTTGCCCCACTTCTTTGATGAAGCGCAATTGGCCCTATAATTGTCTACATCATCTCCGTAGAGCCATTGCCAATAAAAGAAAATGCGGCCTGCTCCCTTAACATCTTTCTTTTTATCGTCCCAATAGATATTTCCAAATCCTCTTCCATCCAAAATCCCTTCCTCGGGATAATTAGGATTGTAGGATAGTACAGGGTTGCCTCGTACATCTTTATCAACCCCTACAACAATATGTGAAGATTTCTGATAGGATTCCATAATCACTCGATCATCGGCTTCTTTTCCGTCATTGACTATTGTGACATTATATTTTTTAATCAAGTAATCGACAATATCTTGTTTATAAATTGGAGCCAAAGCATCTTTCCGATTACCCTTATATTCCCACAAGGTAGCTCGTTCCCACCGCCATAACGGTTTTCCCTTCCCCCCTATAAACCCCACCATTTTTGATGCTTCCAAAGCTTCAATCGGAGTTTCCACCATAGCCTTCACGGTATGGAGAACATTAGCTAGGGGTTCTGCCGCTTGTATGTCTACGATTTCAAAATCTTCAATGTTAAAAGGAGAGAGATTAGACTTTACTCTAGCTTCGTTAGTTTCTTTTAGCCATCCCCCTATTTCTTTACCCTTACCATACATTTCTGTACGATTAGAAAAAGAAAAGACATCTCCTGTTGGCTTGTGCGTAGCCTCAATAGACCTTTTTTCTCCTGCAAACCCTGCTGCATAGAGAATATAATCTAAGTCATATACAAGAACAGGATTCTTTATTTCACTGTTGCTCATTTTGTTTATTAAGTAGTGCAGTGATTACTGCTTCTTGTAAAACAAAAAGGGCTTCCACTTGCTCCGGGTTAAAATTCTCCTCTAGAAGGCTCTCTAGCATTCCTTCGTAAGACATAACCACTACGGCTGCACCGCCTTCCACTTGCTCAATATCCTTGATAAACTTCTGACGAAAACCTGTAACAATTTCGTTAATTGTTTTTGAACTCATATATTTTCCTTAGTTTTGTCCCAATACTTCCAAAACATCAGCAACAGCACCGCTGCCGATAGCTTGCATAACTATTTCATCGTCTTTTAAAGCAATTGTAGTGGGAAGTGATCGAATCCCATATTGTGAGACGGCGTTTACATCTTCATCTATATTCACTTCCTCAAATTCCACGGCCTTTTCTTTCATGTGCTTCTTTAATATCTGACATGCAGCACACCAGGGGGCTGAAAAGACAATAATCTTCAATTTATCTTGCATAAAATTTCCACCAATAAGTAAGCATATTCTCTGCTGTTGATTTGTCCAATTTCTGTATCTTTTGTAGCCTCAGAGATTCATAGTTGATATGTTCGTTGTAAGGGGCTGCTTGCAATACTGCCATTGTTCCTGCTTCATGATAAATAAGATTATCTATTTTATCGTCAATAGCAATATCGGATTTGATATAATGTTTTTCCCTTGTTGCCATAAATCCATCTACAGGGAAATATTTCTTCAAGAAACGATATTTGGACAAGGCATGAGCACCTTCTACATGAGAAGCAAAAACAATCTCCCACCCTCGCTCCTTAAAAGCTTGAATACCCTCAACCACGCCTTCCATAGGCGTTGCATCATCATAAAGAGATTCTTGCTTCCAGAAATGCATTGCCACTTTTTCATCAACCAAATTTGAAAATGGTATAGAATAGTTGTAGTGCTTTTTTACTTCGTCGTAAGTAGGCGGTACATGACCTCTCCACGTTTGGGCCTGTAGCCATTCGTACCAACTATACGATAAATCAACTACCACTCCATCCACATCACAAACAAGAATTGGACTTCTCACTCTTTTGTCTCCCCTACCTTGAGCCACCTTGCAATTTCATATTCCAAGGTACAATAATATTCTTCTTTTGTACCATTATTAAGAATATCTACAACAATGGGGCCAACATCTACGGGCAGGTAATTTCTACTATCGCCCGCAAAAGAACAGCCTTCCCTGAAAATACGTAACACTAACACATTAGAAACACCTATTTTAGAAATAATAGGTCGAAGTTCCTCAATAAAGCCGCCATCAGAGAACACATTTACGTGGTTGTGTTTAAGACATTCCACGGCGGCATTTCCAAAATATTGACTTCCATACTTAGGTTTAATCACTTCTTCCGAAACAAAAATCAATGCTTGTCTCGGAGACAATCCCCGTAACAGAACAGAAGAACTTTCTTTGTTTTCTCTTGTGTATAAATTGTTCCAATCTTCGTCTGAAACATTATAAATTGTTTTTGTAATATCAAACAATCGTTTCTTAAATTCTTGGTGTGCAAAGGGAACACCTAGAGTGGTGTTCCCTTTCGCTTGGAGATAAGATGCAGCTTCATCCTTCCCGCTTCCCGCTGGCCCATTTAAAATTACCACTCTAGTCATTTATCTCTCTTCTTACATCAAAATGGTACGTCTTCGTCGTCCACCCCATCTTCAAACGCATGTGAAGGAATATCATCATCCTCTACTCGCTCAGGGGTAGGTTCTGCCTTTTTCTTGCTAGGGGTTTTCTTCGCTGCGGTCTTCTTCACAGCCGCTGGCTTCTTTTCTTCCTTTGGTTTTGCTTGAACATATTCCAAAACAGCCGGAGAAATTTGTTCGATAGTGACACGCGCTACAGCTTCAATATCTTCAAATTCAGCAACAATTTGTGTAGCTGAAAGAACAGCTTGACCTACACGTGCTCCAATATCGTAATCACTCACTTCAGGGAACTTCTTGGAATATTCTTCCTTTAGTTTCTTAGTGAGGTCATGAAACTTCTTCGCAAGTGCAATCACTGCATCTGCATCCTCAAGAGCCTCACCGCCTAGCAAGCCAATAGCGGCGTTAATAGCATGACCTGATTCAACACCTGTCATATCCTTTTTAAATCCACCTGAAGCCTTCTGTTGGCCTTGTACAGGCGCTTGCTGTTGTGCAGCTTGCTCCATAATAATTACGTCTGAAACACGGCCCGCCCATTGTGCCTTACCTTGATACTCTCCAGCGGAGGTAATGACAACGGAAATCTTTTGTCCTCGGACAAGATCATGATAGTTTCCATCTGCATCTTTTGCTCGAAGGACATCTTTATCAGTAAGACCAACACCAATACGGTCTTCATCCACAATAATGTTAACGCTGTGTGTGGGAATCCAACTCTTACCATTCTTACCATAATCCTTCTTTTCTTTCAACTCATTGAAGAAAATGCCATTCAATGTTCCTTCAGCAACGGTTTCTGTTCCTGTACGTGTCTGAAATTCCTTAATTGCCACTAAAACTCTCCTTTAATTATTTGTCTGCCCAGGCCAATAGAAAGCCTAGAAACAGTATCACTGCCCACACTACAATTCCTGCTACACCACCCCCAATAATAAATCCTAGAATACCTTCTAGGATGGAGTGTGAAGCTAAATACCAATCTATTGTCGTAAGAATACTAGATACTACTACAATAAATGGACTACACATCACCCACAGCATAGAAAATACTGCAAGTATATTCCACCACACTTGTTTTATTGTTTTCATTACCGTACCGTCTTGATAGCGGCGTATTGTACAATCTTGTACTTCTTATTGTATGTTGTTTCCATCGTTCGCTTCACTTGTCGTGCCATTTCTCGCGTCTCTGAAATGGGGCTGTCATCTACAATTTTGCCGTTGTGGTCTACAATTTGATAGAGATAATCACTAGCTTTCATCATTTTCTCCTTTATTAAAACAACTGGTGCCTGAGGCGGGATTTGAACCCGCATTCCCTAAGGAGCAGGATTTTGAATCCTGTGTGTATACCAATTCCACCACTCAGGCTAATTTGGAGCAAGCAACGAGACTCGAACTCGTAATTCCTGAGTGGAAATCAGGAGTTTTACCAATTGAAACTATGCTTGCATTGTACTGGCGGGCCGTGCAGGAATCGAACCCACATTCACTCTTTAGAAGAGAGTTGTCTTATCCGTTAGACGAACGGCCCAAATCGGTAGGAAGGTTATGTATCCTCTGTAAGATTGTGTCCTACAGATTCAAGACTCCCTTCCAGTAGTTTTCACTAAACCGTGTAACGATCTTTCATCACGGTTTTTAGCATTACTTTAATAGGGTCAATTTCCCCTCCAAGCACAGACTGCACCACTGAAGGACTAGAACCGCTGACTAAAGCAACACCTTGTTTGTTTTTTGTTACCGGCACATTACCGTTATTTGTAGAGGCAACATTCCAGAACACCAGATTTGGCATTTCATATCCAGCTTCTGCGTATTTCCGTTCAAGCATTTGAAACATCGTTTCGCCTGTATTACTTGAGCACTGGTCAAATTGCATATCCGAAATAATCAACACCTTTGTCGGCATGTGCTCTACACTCACTTTCTCTCGCACAGCAGTAGCTAGCAACTTCTGGAATACAGCTTCAATGTCTGTATTCATACCCCAATCTACACGACTAAGATTATTAACCCGATCAATCAGAGTGTTACCCTTTACCTTAACAAACTGCGGATTAGCAGAGAAAGTGACAATACAATCCTTAAATACCCCTTCTAGGCGTTCACTGAAATACAAACCAAGCCCTACGCTAACATTCATGGGCATACCGTGCATACTGCCTGATACATCGCATACAGTAAGAATTCGTTCATCTACACCTTCCAAGTAATTTGGAAGGGATTTCCATTGTGCTTCGGCCTGCTTCGCATCCAAGTTGTATGCGTACCCCAGGAAAGGCTCTACAATTTGATGAGGGAAGATTGCCGAAACATTCATCTTCTTTTCACCATTAATTACAGCATCTAGATACTGGTCATACCTGTTCTCATCATGTCGCCTAAATGCTTGTCGATAAATCTTTGAAGCAATCGAAGGAACATGAGAGTATTCAATCTTATCCCACTGGCCGGAACACATTTGTTGTTCAACAACCTTAGTGAGATTAACAATCGTTTTTCTATAACCCTTAGGAGTTAGTTTCATCACTTCTCGTAGTTTTACAGCTATCGGGCCTTTACGGGGCGACCACTTAGCAGCAAGCCCATCACCATTCTTAATCCCCTCTGCAACGATTTGCAGAGCTTGAGATTCATACTCCGTATTCATCAAAGAAAACAAGTCATCCCAACGTCCCACCTCAGGAATCTTTTTAATTACAGAGACAATCAATTCTTGATAGCCCTCAGTACGACTCATTTGCATGAGAATATCTCGAAAACGTTGTCGTTCGCCTGCTCCCTCTCGAATATCTCGACTCCAGAGAAGAATTCTCACTGCGAGATTAGGATTTTCTTGGTAAGCTTTTGCAAAGACATTCCAGACATCTTCCCCTCGTGCCGTTCCAATAACGAAAAACAAATCTAAATTGGCAGATAGACTACTTTGGTATGCAGACATGCCATTCGTTGTCGTAGTGGTGTTATTGATAGCTTGGAACAGTTCGCTCATTTTCGTTTCTCCTTTGAATTTTAACAGGATGCGTTTTAACGGGTCAAATTAGCAGTTTGATGTTTAAAATTTGCTGTTAGCATCCTCAACACTGAATACATTTTACTATTTCCATTAAGTAGATAGTTGCTGTTAGTATTCAAAATTAACAGTGTGCATTACTTTACGTGCTCTTCCAATTAAGCTATCCCTGCAAGCAGGGAACGGGACTCGAACCCATACCACGGCCTTATCATTGCATTAAGTAAGTTTGCTGTTAGCACACTAAAATTAACGGGTTACATTATTTCATTTTCCAATAAGTGAATTTAAATGTTTGCTGTTAGTAACCCTTGTTCTTGCAGCGTATGAATGAAATTCTACTCTACATTTTAATCCTTGTCAACCTCTTTTTAACGTTGTTGTTAAATTCCCACATATTTGTTGTTCAGGAAACTTCCTTTCCTTTACAACTTTGGTAATTCAACGATAGTGTTACTATAGAACATCTTTTGTTAGTTGTCAAGAACAATTTGTGATTTTGTATCAATACAACACAAATATTAGTGACATCCCGCCCACGATCTTTCCACCATATAACCGGCTGTCAACTCTACATTCAAGTTGTAGTAGTGTCCTGCTTCGGTTACAGCCTTCACTGCTAACTCCCCTGGCAAGCTATAAGCCACATACCAACCCCCTTTGGGGCTAGGTTTAATGTCAGACCAAATGACATCTTGTTCATCCTTAAACGCTTGAGCTTCTTCTTCCGTTTCAAACATTTTAAATTTAACAAGAGATTTGCTCACTTCCATTTGAGCTTCATCGTGGTAAGCAATCAATTGTTGTGCAAACAGCTTGCTCTTCCAATCCTCTGTAAAGAAATCAACGGATAGTCCATGTTCCTTCAACAAACGATCATGAATCACCATAGCCCTTTTAGCACAAATAACACCTGCACTCTGAAAAAGAGAATTTAGAATGGCATGAGGAGAGCGTGTAGGAATTTTCCTTCCGTCAATCCCCAAGATGAATTTCTTGCCTCCCCGTTTCTCCCAATACTGCTTCAACTTCTCTTTCAGTTGTGCCAAAGGCTTTGCAGCTTCCCAAAAAGCCTTAAACACCACTTCACCTGTTTTAATATCTGCTCCAATTGTCTTAGCAATCTTAGCAGCTTGAGCGCCGTATGTCGCAGCATACTTAACTGATTTAGCTGGTGTCCTTGTAAACTCTCGTTTAAGAATTTCTGAAATACGTTGAGCCATCATCGTATGAACATCATAGGGTTTGTCTTGCAACAACGAGTTGCAATATTCTCGTGGCTCATTCTCATAACGAAAACAATAATGAGCTTCCTCTCGTGCTTCCAAACTATCAAAGTCATAGCCAATTTGAAAGAAGCCATCTTCCACCCCAAACAATGCTCGCATCTTCTCTCCGTAAAGAGAAGTGACACGCGGAATGTTAGCTACAAGCCTATGCTTCATGCGGCTTGTAGCAGCACCACAAGTGTCTGCTGGCGTGGGGATTCTTCCATCTTCTCTCACGGCAGCAAGATAACCTTTTTCTGCCTCTTCTTCTTCATCCCAATCTAATCCACCTCCAAGAATACTATTACGGCGATGCTTATACGTCAGATATTCCACAACGTCTTTAACGTAGGGGAAATCTTCTGCCACTCGTTCCAAGTCAGGACACAACTCTTTTTCTTGTCCTACAGTGAAACTAGGATTAGTTTGAACCCTCACTGGTTTCCCTTCCCTCGAAGATAAAAGCTTACCTCGAAGTTTTTCAGAGGATGTCTCCAAATATTCACACCTATGTTCGCAGAGAGACGATTCTAATGTTTGTTGGACATATCTATCCACCGTAGCTTCAAATTTATCTCTAGGAAGCTTCTGTTTCTTTGTATCAACAGACAAATCCTTTTCTTTCCATTCCGTAGGCGACCACCCAAGGCTTACAAGCCATTCTTTAATATGTGTGCTGTCGTCAATAGTAGCGGCTACTTCAGTAACCATTGGCTCTAGGGGAAGAGGAAGAGTACGAACCTCGCCCAAAACTTCCACAGTGTAATTGTCAACAAAACGTCCATTGTGCTTTTCAATCCACTTAATCAGATTGGCACTATGAGTTCCATCCTTCTTAAATTGAACCTTAGGGGGAATATAATCTTTCATGAAGGCTTTGGTTGCTTTCTTTTTGGGGAGAAGAGGCTCTACACGGTTTTTCCTCTCTTCCATTAAAGCATCCAATTCCCGAATAGATTCTTCTGCCAGTTCCTTGTTAAATTTAAAACCTCTATGTGACTGTCGCGTAATAATATCCGCTACGGATTTTTCCAAAGAAATAGCATCTTCCCAATTCCACCCTTCTGCCTCAGTCTTCAGATAGTGATACACCTCTAAGTTTGAAAGACAGTCATAAACGTTATAGTAGAGCATATCAGGAGCAAAATGTTTAAAACGCTCTGCCTGCGGAATATGCTTACGAAACTCCACCTTTTGAACACCTGTCTTTGAAGACAAATTATCCAGGCTATGCCCGCCGAAACGATCTGGATTCAAAGTTTTAGACAAGACTAACGTGTCAACAAAATCAACTTTGTTCCCCATCCATGAATCTTCTTCCACAGTGTAGTCCATACCGTAATACAACTTGCACGTAAGAAGGTCATAGTTAATTTGGTTATGCGCGATAATCTCACAATTCTCCATATTTTCTTCTACAAAACTAGGAAAATCTTCGAGATTATAACGAGTGTATTCTACGGGGGTATAGTTTTCTAGAACATACACATTCCCTTCCACCTCTGTTTCATACTTACGACCATCTAAAACAATGTCATCTCCGTCATAAAACGCATATACTTCTTTTGTATCCCTGTCCACAACAACAATACAATGAAGAGCAAAACTCTCCTTTAGTTTGTAAGGAGAGGCAGTGTAGTCAATAGACGACTCATCCAATAAGTTAGTAGACTCAATATCCCACACACACCCCTGCATACTTTCTCCTTTATATTAAACTTTTCTAACTTTCAAATTAGATGTTTACATTAAAAATCATCTTCTTCTGAAAGTTCTACATCCCACGTACTTTCGTTCAACTTCCAAATATCTGCATCACCTAAATACCCTGTAGGACGATTTTTCAATACCACCCATCGCACACGACCTCTATCCCTAGAAGGTAGGATTTCAGGCTCTAGTCCTAAAATTACAAACGAAAGTTGCTCTAAAGCCCCACTACCTCGTAGCGTTTCCTTTGTAACTTTAATCCAATAGGGCTTATCTTCTTCTCCGTCCTTACCCTTCTTAGGCTTAAACTGCTCTGCTGTTCCTTGCCTGTTCAGGTGACACACAACAATGATACCAACATCATGTGCTGCTGCGAAGGCAGAAAGCTCTGTCATCACAATGTCAAGTTCTTTCCGTTCATCTGTAGTTTGCTGACCGCTAATCACCATACTCAAGTGGTCAAGAATAATGAAGTCACATCCTTCTACAAGATGAAGATATTTCACCTTATTCATTAAATCTTCAATCGGCAAACTTCCGAAATGATCTAGAAGAATAACATCATTCTTTTCAATAATTTCTTGATACACCTCTTGAAGTTGTTCACGAGAAGCATATTTTAAAGGCTCTCGCTTAAATTTAAGGTAATTCACCTTCAACTTATCAGCAATAAGTCGTTGAACCGTTTCCTTTGTTTGCTCTTCAAGATAAATCATACCCAGGCGTTGACCTGCCTTTTCAATCTCGTTTGAAATGATACTAACGCCTGTTGTCTTCCCTGCCCCACTCGGGGCTGTGATAAGAGTAAGGGTACGCTTGTGAAACCCTGAAGTTTTCTCCATCAATTTTGGAAACTGAGGAACGATAATACCGTCAGGCGGGGGAGCAATAATATCCTCAAAATCAATATCACTTACGCGAACAATCTTTTCAGGGATATATTCTTCCTTTTCAAAAGACACTAACTTAGCAAGCTCATCCCACTTTCCGTCTTGCATTAAGTCTGAGGCGTCTTTATAGCCTTCAGGAGCGACAATAGTGTATAGCTTGAGTGTTCCCCCTACCAACGAGGAAAGGACGGCTTCTGCGGCCTCTACGCCTTTTAAAATGCCCTTCCTCTTCTCTGTCGGCGTACAACTATCGTTATCAAAGAAAGTAGTGAACTCTTCAAACTGCTGAACCCACTTCAAATTTTGCAAAACAGCTTCCGCTGCATTTGCTGTTCCAAGTGGAATACTAACAACAAAAGGTTCAAGTCCTTCAAACTTTGTTCCTTTCACCTTATCCTTACAAGCTTGAAACACCGATAAAGCATCCCATTGACCTTCTGTAATAATAAGATTTTTCTTCTTCCGTTGAATACTATCCGCAACATCCTGTCCAAATAGCATATTACTGATAGCTACACTACCAATAGCTTGCCAATGACCCTTCTCTTCTTTGTTCTTTGTAAGGTCTTGTTTCATGTACCCTACAATCTTTCCCTTTTTATTAAAAGAAGGGAAATAATAAGCAATAGGCGTCCTACCATCTGAAGGACTTACAGCACAGCGAACACCATAACGCTCACACGTTTCTTTTGTAATGCCCCTCTCTTCATTAGCAAGAATTGGATAGGATTGTACATCCTTCACCGTTTCTTTACTTTCAACATCTCTGCTCACTGCATCTCCTTTCCAATACCCCATGTCACACCTCTTGAGGTATAACGTGAAATAACATTTGTTTAATCTTGACCATCCGTTTCCTCCAAACCATCATCTAATATTCTTCCGTTGGAGCTAAACTGCTTAAAAAACGCTGACGCTAAATCTCCCTCAGGGACAGGTGCTGGGGCGGATTCTCGTTTAATTGCAACTTCATTTACACTCTTCCCGTTCTTGTACAAAGAAATTCCTTCTTTCGTTTCAACAGAAATTCTATTCTCTTCTGGCATAACTTTGACATTAGCCATCAATCTTCCATTTCCATCCACTATATCTACAACAAAGTCGTCTAGTGGTGGAGCATTTTGTATGTTAAACGATTCGCTCCCTTTACGCAACTTACCATACAGATTCCAAGATCGAATAACTTCACTGTTTTTGATATGCCCCACAATTGGAAAATTTTGATCTGGCCCATTTGTTGTGATTACAATAACAGGCTTCCCTTTAATAGTTTGAACTGGCTTATTAAAATCAATCATGTATCTTCCTAAAATACTGCATTGTTGTGTACTTCTGTCACTGCTCCGCAGTCGGGGCATACATGCCTATACCCCTTCCCTGGCGGGATATAGAGATGAGAAGGAAAATTGTGGTAAGGAGAATAGCAAGGATAAGCCCTTCCGGGCAAATCAAAGAACCCTCCCTTCTCTTCTTTTTCTTTCCCATAAGGCCAAGAAAAATATTGTCGATTATCAACTTGCATTTAATCCCTCGTTAATCCGTTGACGAATTACGTCGAATGTGTCTTTAGGAGTAGAATTGATTTCTTCCAAGTTGTTCTTTTGACCCAAATACTCTCCATACACCATGTCGTCCACCAATACACCGTCTTGAACAACCAACATCCCCTTAGCAGACTTCTTACTGCCGTCTCCTGTTTTGGGGTCTTTAAACAACTTGACAGGAACATCATTTACTTCGCAATATGTGGCCTTCATTGCCATGCCAAAGGTATCTCGTGTCGTATATTGATATGTGAAACTTCCTGCCCCGAACACAACATTAGATGCAGCAAAACCCATTTGCTTCATACGCTCAAGAATCTCGTGCATTCTCTGAGGGGTGATACTGTCTCCATAGATAATTCCAATATGGGAATCCAATACCATATAACCCTTTTCATTCAGTGTACCGCCAAAGGCATCCCACAAACAACGCAGCGACCCCTTCATCTCCGGTGTCAGAGAAACCACTTCATCTGAAATAATTTCATAACCGTCTGTGTAATAATACTGTTTGTCGTAACGATTCCAATCAATTACAATTTTGATGTTACGATATTCTCCGTTGATTAGAAATACACCTGAGACAATATCCTCTCCACGTTCACCGTGCGGCGTATCACACGACACTTGATCGTACAAATTCCAAGCAGCGGCTGTGGAATCGCCTACAGTAGGAATATCCAAACCGCAAATGATATCTATAGGATTACCGCTGTCAGGGCGAACAACAAATTTCCCTTCCCGAGCCATCAATTTGTCTTTTAAAGATGGCAACACCTCTGAAATTACTCCGTAATAATCATACGTATCTGAAACATACGAAAGAAAACCAGAGGGATATTTTGAAATCAAATATTCAATTGTTTTCTTTTCAGCCTCAAGTTCATCACATCCTTCTGTCACAACAAAGGATTGAATGTTGCTGGAAGTAACTGAATGCTCTGTTGCGGGAACACCACCCGCTAAAAATTCTTTTTCAATGTCCCATCCATAGTATTTACGCACCCCAACCAAAGCAGGAATGTTATCGCTCCCGCTGAAAGAAGTCAAATGGCCCATTCCAGAAAAATGTGCATCAAAAACATTAGACAAGCCACGCATCGAAAAATCATGCACCATAAATTCCATGCCCATTTTATTGTCGCATGTCTTTTCGTAATATCGGTTCAAAATCTTTTTATAATGCCGTGCGATAGTTGCTGAAGTAATCGGCTTCCAAAGCATCGCAGACAATTGTGTTTCAATGTAGTTGACAAGCCAAGCGAAATCAGGGTGAGTGTTTTCCAAAGTAAAGAACGGTACATTCACTTTACACAGAGTCCCTTCTTTCAAAGAGTGAAATTTAATTGGAAGATAGCCTAGATCGTGCAAGGCTTCTGCATGTTCCACCGTAAAAGAATTGTCGTTCAAAAACATACGAACGATGTTTGCAAACTCATCTACAACAGCTTCTTTCTTCTTAGAAAAGAATTCCTTCTCCCACACCTCATTCAGATAGGACACTGTAGCTTGTGTGCCAAATACCACTACAAAATCATCTAAGAATTCCGCTGCCGCGATCTTCTTGAAGTTTTTATTGCTTCGCGCTGTAAAATTGCTAAACAGGTAAGTCATCCCTTCAGGATATTGGTTGTGGTGTCCAAGCTTGTAGCCGTCTACCATCAGAAGTGGGTTGAACATATTTATTTCTCCTTTAAATAATCTTAAACACTACAAGGTTGTCTTTGGATTCCAACTCAGGGTGATAACTGTTTGTAGTGTACACCCTATCGTACACACTTGTCAAAACTTCCGTTCCACGAGAAAAAATTCCATGACTTACAGCAATTTCTTTACTCTTGGCTTCTTGTAGTTGCTCTGCAAGGAGAAGAAATGTCCCTCCTCCCTCACAAATATCATCTACGACAAACACATCTTCATTAGCTACGGACTCTGTTAGTCTTACATATTCTATGTCTCCTGTAGAGACATTACGTTTCTTATTAGCTACCACTACACCCTTGGCTCCCCGATCTTTAGCAAATTGTTCTGCCTTTTTCAAAGCACCTGCATCAGGGGAAATAATTATTGTATTAGCCCAATCTTTTTCAATCTGGCTAAATACAACACTTTGATGAGCATGTTGGACATTATTAAGGAGAGCCAACGTGACATCACTGTGACAATCCATGACGAACACAGAATTGAAATTGCAACTATTTACAAGATCACAAAACACTTTGATGCTCAAGGCTTCACCTGAATTACATACACGGTCTTGTCTAGAATAAGGAACATAAGGAATGAGTAGGTTGATTTTTTGTTGACCCGCACGACGAAGGGCGTCATTCAAAAGTAGCATTTGCATGATATTATCGCTATTTTGAATATGGGCAACAATAGTTGAGACATCCCGAAGAGTATCTTCATTCAGACGAACAGATACTTCTCCCGCAGGGAAGTTAAAGACTTTACAATCAGTTTTGTAAACGTAGACGTTACTCATTCCTTTTCCTTAGAAGTTGGATAGGAGGCCATCATAGTCTTTGATGATCTTCTTGTCAACTCCTTTTGGGGATATGTTGTATTTGTACATATCAAAATAGAAATGAGACAGAATGGAGGAATATTAGTAAATTTCCCTGTCGGAAAATTTTAAATAGTATATCATACTTATTTTTCTTTGTCAAGCTAATTCTTGTTTAAAAAACAATAGTTGTTGCAAAAGTACAACTTGCAAACTTTCGTTTTCACTTCTACAATTCTTCTACATTCACTTTAAAGGAATTTATATGATCTATACGTCAATGGTGCTCACCATTCTTCTTCCTAACGGGAAACTCTACGAAAAACATTTGTTCAGCAACAGAGAGCTTCACCGTTGGATATTTGCTTGTGATGTAGCAAATATTCCTGTCATCGAAATTTCTAAACGTGAAGTTTATTTTCTATAGGAAAATCTTCTATTTAGGAAAATAAAATGAAATGGTTCAGCTTGGACGACAATATTAGGGCAACAACTCCCAAATTACTTTGTGAAAGAATAACCCTATTGGGTGGACGCTCTAGTGATCTTGAGTTTGTAAAAAATGTTTTGAAACAAAACAGAATTTCTGATAAACAATTATTAGTTTTATTTAAAATGGCAGACACTTTAACCTACAGGAAAAGACGATCTGAACATTCGATGGACATGGATGAATGGCACGACTTAGGGTATAACGGACATCCCGGCCAATACGATGGAGAAGGAGGATTTTACTGATGAGAATTTATTGTTTTGATAAGAATAAGAAAACGGTTGTTAAGCTTGCAGCAGAGGATGAAGACATGCGTGTTGTCCTATTGGATTTGCTTCGTAAGGGTGTTAATGTCCGGGACGCTGTAGCAGAAGAAATGTTTAACAGTGGTCTACGAAGAGAGTCACGGCAGTTGACTCATGTTTTTATTTCTTTATAAAAAGAAAAAGCCCCAACACCAAAAGGCGTGGGGCTATAAAAACTAGGAGAGTCTTAGGGGCTTTTTAAGCCCTCTTTTGTTTATTTGATACACTTCCCTTAAAACAATATTTAAATGCCTTACAGGTTTGTTTAATTAAGATTAGAGCTACCTACTGCACTATCTTTTGGGGAGTTCCTAACTTCAAGATAAGTTCCAGTCTGCTGAGAATATCTCCACGTAGTTGCTCTTGCCCTCTACGCATATCCTGATTGTCTCTTTCGATCTGAGTGCGTAAAAGAAACATTTCATCCTTCAACTCTTGACGGCTTACTTTATCTTGATACAAGAACGCTACTCTTTCCTCAAGCCTGTCAATATCAGAATCCATCTTATTCCATCCCGCTACGCCTAGCGAAAATAACGCACCGATAATCCACACAGCAAACTTCTCTACAAATTTATTAATACGGGAGTTTACGCTGTTCGCACTCACATTACTGTCCATCTCTCATCTCCCGCTGTTTGTCGTTATACTGTTTAATTCCGTCTACTGTGATTTTATACTCCCCAACGCAGGAAGTATTTAAGGCATATCCTCTCATGAGGTCATCAACTGTTTCCCCCGGCCCAACAGGTGAACAAGGATGTTGAACAAGGGAACTAGGGATTGGGGCAGGGACTTCCACGTACTCTTTCACATAAGTCGGAAAGCATCCCGATAACATTATCATCAAGAGGAACGCTCCCACTATCTTTTCCTTCTTCATTTAATTTTCCTCTACTTTTATTTAATCCTTGAATAACATCTTGTGTCGCCTTCTGTAAAGATTTCGTGTCTTCTTTTTGAGAAGTTACTATCTCATCGTATTCTTGAGCGAGAGCCACTAGATTTTTAACACGAATTCTTTCTTCTTTTAACTGTTCACTTAGGGCAGAAAGTTCAATCTCTTGTTTGTTGATAGTGTGAGATTGATTGAGAGAACCAACGTAGAGGAATATACAAATCACTGAAAGTACAGCTATTAGTGAAACAGCAATCTTATCTTTTATATTAGAAAAAAACTTCATAGTGGCTCCTTATTCAAATCTCTTACCATCTCCGTGATTTCAGAGAAAGTGATTTCAACTTCATAAGGAACATCCCCCATGCACCATAGCATTTCTTCGGAACGCCTATCAACCAAGCCTTTCAATTTCTTTTTCTTTGCATACACCCAACGTATAAGCTGTTCACAAGCTGCTTCGTGCTGTCCAGCGTTTAATTGTCTTAGGAGTGTACTGCTACGGAGATTCCCCTCTCCCAGATTATAGGTGAAGGAAATTAGTGCTGATTTTTGGTAGGGAGATGCATAAGGCACACGAACATTTCTGTCTACAACACTTTCAAAATGTTTAACACTTTTTTCTAACATGATTAAACATTCTTGCTCTGAATAAATCATACCTTTCCGTATTGTCTTTCCGTATAAATCTCTTCCTGTTTGTCCATAACAAGCAGTAGGGACACCTACGGCGTCAATATATGCTACGTGTTCACCTTTCTTATTTTTAACGGAACCTTCCCAAGGCACAATCAAATATCCTGCTGACAAGGCCGCAGAAGCGGAAAGACCTAAAGCAACGAGCTTTTTTGTGATGAATCTTTTCATTTACGTTCCCCTAGAAGAGGGAAGGGGCCAAAGCCCCTTAATTACTCAACCGCTTCCCAAGAAAGAACGCCATCTGTTGAGACTAGATGGAAAGTTCCTGTCTCTGGTGCAGAAGGGATAGCTGCTACAGCATCAAGTGCAGCATTAATTGCTTCAAGAGCTTCGCCTGTGAGTCGGTCAGTGATAGGCTTCAACACTCGTGGGTCTACAAAAGTAGCCATTATATTCTCCTAAATTTAATTATTTATTTGTAAATTACTCTTCGTCCGTAGGCTCTTCGCCCTCGGGAGTAGAGTCAGTGAGTCCAAAAGAATTGATAGCTTCCAAAATAGGCATAGCGTTTTCTAAGGAGTTAATATCAATTTCCATTGAATCAATTTGTTCGTGAACATTACGACACCACGAGAAGCAGTGTTGCACGTGTCGAGCAACAGCTACACCAATAGCTAACCCTACTTCGCGGGAAATGTTAATCCATTGCCCTGGAGAGTATTCAAAGTCAATACTCTCCATATCCGGGTCAATCATTAAAGTGGTAGCCATACCTGTAACACGGTTTTGATCTTCAATCGTAGTACCAATGACAGAATCATTTACCATGACCCCACCTTGTTCCATTTGAATTCTTTTTGTTCTTGCTCTTTCTTTAAGTTCTTCCTTAAAAGCGGAGAAGAAGGAATCTTCGTCTACTTCTCTGATAAACTCAGGGAGAGTGTCAAAAAGCTCTTCTGCTTCGTCGGGAATAAATCCAAACACAATAGGTGCCTGTTGGGAACGAGTGTTTTGAAGATCAAAAGTAGGGATAATTCCCTCTGGAATAGTAGGCCCGTTCGCTGCGGGGGTTTCAGAGACAGGAACCCCTGTCTGCACATCTACATAAGTGAATTGTACATATTTCATAAATTTTCTCTGTCAAGTATTAAAGTTACGTGTTTATCAAAAACCTTTGTACTAAATTATAAGATTTTTCTGCTTGTTCAAAATAAGCTATAAAGCAGGGAATAGAATCTGGAGAGGTGATCGCTTTCTCAATGCATTTGTCTACAGTGTTCTTTAAAGGCACACGACGATGAGGATAGACAGTTTGGCCCACAAAGCTGACTCCTCTGTTTATCTTATGAATGAAACATTTCTTCGGATTGAACGAAAGTCCAATCGTCTTCACAAATTCATCCATTTTCGCCTTCATTTCAATGAGCGTTTCTTTGTCTTCCGCTAAGATGATACAATCATCAACATAACGGATATACTTCTTAGCTTTCAAAGTATGTTTAGCAAATTTATCTAGCTCATTCAACAAGATGTTAGCGAAGAATTGGCTCGTTAAATTGCCAATAGGCAAGCCTGTATTTTCTCCTGCTAGACATAATCTCTTTCTCTCGGGAACGAGTTCTGCTTCCCAATCTCTTGAATTGAGAGTGAAGTTTTTAGTGGGGTCACTATACAACACCAACTTAGTGATGTCTTTTAACCAACCATCCTCAATGGAAGGCTCCATTAAAGACCACAAAACATCCTTCTTTATTGATACGAAGAAGTTTGACAAGTCGCACTTCAAATACCAATAATCCTTTTCCCAATTATTTGTGAAAGATCGTATATGCTTTTCCAATCTTGTCGCACCGTATAGCGTTCCTCTGCCTGGAATACAGGCACAGCTATCAGCACTAAATCTTCTATTCCACTTCGGAGACATCCTGTTGTATATCAAATGATGTACAATTCTATCTCTAAAGTTTGCTGCCCAAATCTCCCTCACTCTAGGAATTTTAACGACGAAACATATAGATTTTCCAATCTCATAGGTTCCTGTTCTCAATTCATGATAGAGTTGTAGAAGATTTTCTTCTAAGTTCATTTCAAAATCTAAAGCAGAGTGTGTGGTTCTTTTATTACGCCGACAATCGAAGTAAGCTTCCACCAACTCTTCAAATTCAATATCGCAAGGTACGTGCTGCAAAATCAACCCTTTAAATACACCCTCAAGGGCGCAACAAATAAAACACAACCATATTTTGCGGCCCGAACATAGTTCGCATTAGTCTTGTTGTTGTTGTTCTGATTACCATTGTTGAAGTTCTGATTCCAACCATTCGACGAATGTTTGTATCCTATTACACACCAATCAGAACAACATTTAGAAGTTCCGATCAGTTGTCATTTAAGGCCGCAATTAAATGAAACATCTAATTAAAGCTTTAAACAACTTATCCGTGTCTTTCGACAGGGAGAATACCAAAATATTCAGTTATGTTTTGCTCCCGATTTTGCTAGCGTCGTATTTTACAAATCTTTGTAAATATTGTCAACTAGCAATATAATTCGAGCATAATCCTTGTCCTTCAGGATGCCCAAATCTTTCGCAACACGTAAACGCGCATTTAAATCCACTTTAGAAGGTATGTAGAAAAACTCATCTTCCTTGTTATAATACTCCTGTAAAGCTACAGAAATGTCATAACCCATCTGAATAATTGGTTCTCCTACCACTATCTTTAGTGGAAATGATGTGCGTTTAACAATATGTGTAATAGAACTTATAAAGTCAACAGCACTCTTGTACTTATCCAAGCACTTATCTTTACCTACAGAATACTTAACAAAATTACTTTTCAACATTTCCAACATAAAGGCAATAAATTGCCTAGCTAAAAAACATACAAAATATGTGAATAAAATAACGAGAGGAGCACAAAGCTCCTCTCCCCTCTAAGGCCCGAACCTCTCAAATAAACAGAGAATGCCCGAACATAACAAACATTTGCAATCAATTGCTAAAGCAATTAGATTGGAACACGCCGAACGGCCCGAACACAGAGCGCACCAGACTTGTAGCGGGTGCTCTGATAACCAAAGTGGAAGCCCTGAAGCCAACCATGCGACGAATTATATTCTGTTGAAGACCAATACCAGTTAGCCTGAAAAGCCTCTGCTGCACCTTCTTTAAACAAAGCAATAGAAGTTTGAGCCGGATTGCCCGAAGTGTAATTTCCTTGTGGGGGAA